GCAAGTTAATAAGCCACATAAAGACTATCACTCTAAAATTCAAGATGAGATAGCCGATGTGTCATACAGGCTCAACAACATGATAGAGTGGTATGACACAAAAGCTATGGCACAACGAATGGTTGATAAATGGGGAGTTGGCGAAGATGTCATTTGATTTTTTTGATACGGATGACAAGGCCGCTATCTTAGACTTCATCTACTGGTATGACATAGCAATGCGAAACAGCTTAGAGTATGAGTTTATGATTTCTTTTCTTAATAGCTATGAAAACGAACACGATATATATGACTCAATCGCTGATGCGGTTTGTGAGTGGGATCTTGCATAAATGAACAATGCAACATTTATTGAATATGATGTAAAGATAACTTTGGGATGTCCAAGGTGTGATTATATCTTTCAATATGTAAACTACAATATACCTACTGATTCGCCCACCTATCACACTTGCGGTAGCTGCGATACAAAACTGTTCGTTGCTCCAGCCTCTATCAAGGTTGAATTTAACAGCCTTATAACCAAAGAAGAACCCCTCATTGTCTCGAACGCTGAGATTATCAAAAAGGCCAAAGATACTGTCAGATCATATGGCTTTGACGCAAAGGAGGTAGCCGCAGCATTGGACAAAATCGACGCTAAGACTATGGACCTCGCCTCTCTTATTAAGGGCATACTCGCTAACCTAGAGTGAATCAAATGACGAATGACTTAAGACCTACTGACCTGTCTGGGATTCTAGGGCAAAAGCAGATTATGAAAGCTCTAGAGATAACTATAACAAGCGCAAAGAAGCGGTCTGCCTGTCTAGACCATATGCTGTTTTATGGTCCCCCCGGCACTGGCAAAACAACTCTCTCTAACGCGATTGCGGCAGAGATGAATTGCGGGATACAGATAGCTAACGGGGCGAACCTAAGAACTGTTAAAAGTCTCATTCCGTATGTTATGCGCATCAAGTCAGGAGAAATATTATTTATTGATGAAATCCATCGGATGACGAAGCTCGTTGAGGAATTCATGTATCCTATCATGGAAGACTTCAAAGTTGATATGTCCGTTGAGACAAAGGACATGATTGGAGAGACTATAAGTATTGACATTCCTCGATTCACCCTAATCGGAGCAACTACAGAATTTGGCTCTCTTTCCAAGCCCCTTATTGATAGATTCAAACATAAACATACCCTTGAGCTATATAATAATACAGACCTTCGACAAATAGTTGATGTTAATTCTGAAAAGTTAAACCTATCAATCTCCGAGGAGGGGTCTAATTTTGTAACAAAAATCTCCAGAGGAACGCCGAGGATCGCCAATGCGACACTCGAATGGTTACGCGACTACCAGATCGCGGAGGAGGTTCCGAGGCTCTCAGGGAGCCATGTGAGGGCCGCTATGGACATGAAAGGGGTTGACACAGAGGGGTTGACGGGCATGGACAGAAAATACTTAAAAGTTCTACAAAACAGCGCTCATCCCTTGGGAATTAATACGATTGTTTCACTAACGGACATCGACAGGCAGACAATTGAGGGTATAATTGAACCGTGGCTCCTACAAACCAACAAGATTACTAAAACCGGAAAGGGTCGCGTGGCAACTTGAACTTATTTGGTGTATATAGTGCATAGATACAGGGCAAAAACAAACAGGGTCGTTGACGGCGATACGGTAGATTTTGAAGTAGATCTTGGGTTCCATATTAGTATAAACATTAGGACTAGGCTATTGGGAGTGAACACGCCAGAACGGGGGCGTAAGGACTTCTCAAGAGCAACAGTAATGCTAAAGGATCTTTTATCTGATGCTTCAGATGATGAAGGTTATATCATAATTAAAACAGAAAAAACAGGTAAATATGGGAGATGGCTTGTGAGTATTGACGGTGTTAACGAAGCGTTGTCCGAGGTGTGGCCTTATGAGTAATATTGATAGGCAAATTACAAATATGGAAAATCATATATTTACCATAGAACTCGCAATGGAATCTGCAATGACAAGAAAGGAGCAAGAAGAATTAGGCCGAAAGCACAATAAGTTCAACAAGAAGTTAAGGAAACTTAAGCGTAAATCTTGCTCAGAGAATAGGGACACCTCAGAGAGAACGGGGGGGGACTGGCTATAGTCAAGGTAACGCTATAGCACCGGAGTTCGTGGTTCTATATTAAACATGGAGAAGGTTAGATGATTGATATAAGATTTGACAGAAGAAACTTTATGAAAGTGGGAGGTATTAGCACCGGCCTTGCCTCTCTAGGATTGTCAGATGACAATGTAGAGAATATTCCCAACAATGAAAAGTCAGTAGTCTGGTTATGGCTAGGCGGTGGAGCAACTCATATTGAGACATTCGATCCTAAGCCAATGGCTCCAGTGGAGGTAAGATCCACTACTGGTGCGGTTATGACCAATGGAGGCTTCCTCCTTGGTGGAAACTTTATTAAGATGGCTAGCAGGGGAGACAAGATTGCTGTAGTTAGATCGTTTGCTCACAGCAACTCTAGTCATAGAACTGGCACTCACTGGGTAATGACTGGGCATAACTCGACTGACAACACTCCACAGTCAATGCAACAAGAACCATCATACGGTTCTATCATGTCATCGGTATATGGAGCCAATCATCCTACAACCGGAATGCCCTCCTATGTCAGAGTCAATGGTATTTCTTTTGATGGCCCAGCTTGGTTAGGAGGTCAGTATAAGCCCTATGGAGCAAGTGGCGAAGGTGTTGAAAACCTTAAGACCAGAGTGGAGAACAATCGTTTTCTTCAACGTCGTGACTTAGTTGGTGGACTAGACAAGCTAAAGATTGAGAACGATCTGGAAATCTGGCCCGACTTGCGTAAGCAATCCTTTGGTCTTATTTTAGGCAAGGCTAGCGAAGCCTTCGATCTTAAGAAGGAACCAGAAGCCAACCGTAAGAAGTACGGCAAGGGGCTGGGAGAGCAAATGCTGCTGGCTCGCAGGTTGGTTCAGAACGGAACCAAGTTTGTAACCATTCATTACGGCGGATGGGATATGCATAGCAACATTGCGAAGTCCCTTAACGGCAGAATGCCCCCACTTGACCATGCCCTGTCTACTTTTATTGATGATTTGTATGACAGGGGTATGAGTAAGAATGTTCTGCTCGTAGTTACTGGCGAATTTGGACGTACCTACCGTGTCAATAAGAATGCTGGTAGAGATCACTGGGCGCAACTTAGCCCACTGATGTTTAGCGGTGGAGATTTTGAAATGGGTAGGGTAATCGGGGAATCTACGGCTAAGGCAGAAACTCCCAAGAGTGAACCCTTTGGGCCGAAAGATGTTACCGCTACTATGTTTGCCCACTTCGGTATTGATCCTCAATTGCAGAAGATTGATTTCGCTGGTCGTCCAAGATATTTCGTGGAGAGTGATGCGAAGGCAATTCTTTAAAAGGTGTACTTAAAATTTAAGGAGAAGTTCGACAATGAGAAAATTTATTACTATGTTGGTGGTTTTTGCCGCGTGTCTTGCTGCAACTACTGATGTTCAGGCAGAAGATAAGGATTCAAAAGTTAATGGATGGTCTGGGCATCGCACAATTATCCCATATCGCGCACCCGCTTATCCTCCACCTGCACCAACCATTCCCACTCCAAATCTTGATGGGTTTCACTTTCTGCCACACCTTTACATCGGGCCTAATGACAGAGGAGGCTTTGGAAGTAACTTTGGTCTAAGGTTTGGTAGATTTAGGTCTTATGGTTTTCGTCTTGGAGTTGACTTCTTTTAGAGGGGGAGAATGTGCATGAGTGATAGTGTTAAAATAAACGACTGGGTTCAAAGAACTGCAACGCCCCTACCGGGGAAGGAGCCTTTCGACTGATATCCTTGGTCTATTGCGCAGGTTGCGCAAATTGAGGAAGACGGTGTTCATGTTATGTTTTCATGTAAGTGTATGACTCATGACCTTTCTGATACTAAATACTGGTTCAACGGAGAATATGAACCTCTTGACCCTATGACCCTTGATGAAAAGCTAGATGCTCACGCCCTACACTGTCCTTTTAAAGTGAATTTCTCAGCAACATCTTTCCCCTCTAACAAAATTATTTTCCAAGCAACTACAGAGGACTACAAATGAAGCTCGAAAGAGGACAGAAGCGTTGCAAAAATTGCAAGGCCATTAATGCCGCTAGGCAACGCATCTGTACGAATTGTGACGAAGAGTTCAAGCTCAAGAAGACCCGTATAAAAAATGAGATTGTTAACTGGGAAGAATTACAGCCCGGAGATACCTTCAGGATCATTAACGGAACTGGCTCGTACTTTACTATACAGAGCGACTGTTGCTCGGGTAAAAAGGGTGAAAAGATCATGATGGGCCAGAAGGGAAAGTTTGAGGTGAAAGAGATTGTGGAAGACGGCATTAAGGCTCATGGACTCCCCCCTTACAATTTTGGAAGTAGCTTTGTGTATATGGGGGAAGATTTTTTTAACGAGGACTTGGGTATTCAAAGGACCGCCCATCGTATTGTAAAGATTAATGACATTAAAACTAGACATTGAGGAGTGTCAATATGGCCCTCAACGCCACAAGTAAGCCTGCGATCTCGTTTACTTTAACAATCACTGAAACCTCTTACATGAATAGTCAGGTGACGGAAAGTACCATAGGAGGAAAGTCGGACCTGACGTTTACTAACGGTGACGGAACGGGCCAAATCAATATGGGTTCCGCCATTAGTGGGAATTTGCCATCTGGAGGTGTTACATCGTATGACTTTACATCATTCCCAAAAGCCGTCTTTGGCAGTTCTATTAATCTAGACTTTTCATCGGGCATAAAGGGGATCACCGTTGTTAACAATTACAACATTCCCACGGGGTCAGGCGGAATTCCAATGGCAGTCGCAGACCTGCCCTATATCAATATTAATGCAACCGGATCTAACGCATTTACAGAGTTATTTAATGGCGAGTCTGGGAATATAAAAATCAACCCCCAAGGATCGTGGACATTTGTAGACTTTGTAGGCCGATTCCCAACTGCCTCCAACAAACTCGTCCATCTCGTAGATTCCGGCTCAGGTGTGCCTTACGAGATAACAATAATAGGCGTCACGGGATAATGTCGAAGGAAAAGAAGTGTCTCACCTCTTCTAGCTCTTTCCGAATTTTATTGATCGGGGAATCATGCAAGGATGAATACGTTTACGGAACTTGCGGACGTATATGCCCCGAAGCTGCCGCAATTTGCTTTAAAAGTAGCGGCGTGACCAAAAGCAGCGGAGGAATGACTGCTAATGTGCTTGCCAATATCCACTCCCTCTGCCCTTCCGCAGATGTTGATGTGGTTACAAATACTTCAGCGATAATAAAGAGAAGATTTGTTGATCTTAGATACAACACAATCGTTTTCAGAGAAGATGATTCCGACTTTTGTGAGAGAGGGGAATTTAGTGACATCTGTTTTAAAGAATACGATGCTATAGTAATTTCTGATTACTGTAAGGGATTTTTGACAGAGGAAGATATCCGATATATAAGTAGTCAGGGGCGCTCTGAGGCACCCCAGTTTATAGACACAAAGAAAACGCTAGGGCGATTTCTGAATAACATTGATTTTGTTAAGATTAATCAAGAAGAATATGACAGCAATGTCTCTAATCTAAAAGACATATTAGATTCTTGCAAAAATCTCATTGTAACCTGCGGACGCAATGGCGCAATTCATCACAGCAAGGGGAGTCTTGCCGTGCAATACGAGGCCGACAAGGTGGACGTAAGGGACGTGTGTGGTGCGGGAGACACCTTTTTAGCAGCCTTGGTGGTAGAATATCTTAACGAAGAAAACATTGAGTCTAGTATAAAATATGCGAACGAGATGGCCGCGAGAGTTGTGAGAAAGCTCGGAGTGTCAACCCCATAAAAGTGGACAGTAGATAGGGGAGAGTTAAAATTTTTCCTAAGAAAGTGTGGACCAATGGATGTTATGATATACTTCACATAGGTCACGTAAGACTGTTTGATTACGCCAAGTCACTAGGGGACATTCTTATCGTTGGGATAGACAGCGACAGGCGTGTCAAGGAACTTAAGGGGGAGGGCAGGCCAATAAATAGTCAGGAAGATCGTAAGGAAATGCTTCTTAGCAATCACAACATTGATGGCGTCTTTATTTTTGATTCTTCAGAAGAGCTTAGCCATCTAGTTAAAAGTAATGAAATTCATACGATGGTTGTTGGGGATGACTACAGGAGAAAGAAGGTAGTTGGCTCGGAACACGCTAAAGAGGTAGTGTTCTTTAAAAAAATTCAAGGGCTTTCAACTACAAATATTATAGGAAGGTGCCCACAATGAAAGTCTATGATTACTGCCCGTTTTTTAGCTCTGCCGAAAACGATTTATATGAAATTAGAATAAATGAGCATTGGGACTGTGTAGATAAGTTCATTATTATAGAGTCCGGAGAGACACATACGGGGTTCAAAAAGAGACCGAACTTTGACCATGAAAGATTTAGAAAGTACGCAGAGAAGCTGCTATACGTACATTTTGACACCTTTAAAGAGGAAATGGCAAAATACCCTACCCTCATAGACCACAAAATTAACAAAACTCGCGAAGGAACTCCTGCGGAACATGATTGGGCTAGAGATAATTTCCAAGGCAATTATATCGTTAAGGTTTTAGAAGACCTTGATGCCGACGACGAAGATATTGTGTATGGTAGCTCTCTGGATGAGATTATTTCCACAAAGTCTCTTGGAAAAGCAATAAAAATAGTGGGAAATAATAGGTCAGAGCTATTTAAGGCCAAGACGTCAGAGGGTCATGATAAAAACGGCTTACACATCACGAAGTGGGGCGAGTATAATGATTTGCATATTCCTCCACTGATGGGATTTTGGCTTAAGACATACGCTTATAAATTGAACCTTTTATGTCCTACCGTTATTCCTATGGCGAATATTACAACCTATGGCGCGTTAAAAACAATTTTACCCGCTACTCTCAGGCATCTAGCGATATATACTCATGATGCGATTGGCTCGTTTCACAATCCTGCTGGATGGCACTTCACTTGCTATGACAACACCCCTTTTGGAGGGGGGGTATATCAAAAATACTCTAGCTGGGCACATAGTAAAGATGATATTAATTTTTGTCGAGACCTTCCGAAATGTTGCGTTCATCATTTCAGAGAAGAGGTAGCAATTAGAGTATTTCAGGAGTTTAGCTTAGAAGTAGTTAAAGTTAAAAGAAAAACACATCCAAATTTTTTGTTGGATAATATAGATATGTTTAGCCGGGGTCTTTGGAATCCCCTTGGAGTTGATGGTAAAATAGACAGGGAAGAAGCGAAACGAAGAATGGCTGGCCTTCCCCCATCCCAGACTACGGTTAGTTGCGGGCCATCAGGCACTGAGGGTATAAGTTCTGCATTTGCCGAGCATGGGCCAGTAATCGAAAACGGACGCTGGAAGGAGCAACATCTTGGTTGATTTAAACCCCGAAATGCAGATTCTGGGAGCCTTAATTGACGTAACACACAACAAGAGGCTCCTGTTTTGCGTTCCCGAAAGCGCAGGAGATATTTTTTTGTCCACTAGCTTGCTGCCTTCCATGAAAGAAAACTACCCTGACTTTGACATTTACTTTGGATGTAACAGACAATTCCACGGCATCCTAAAGGGCAACCCCAATATATATAAAGTGCTCCCCTATATGTCAATTATGGAGAATGTATGGGTGATGGAGGGAGGAAGTGACTGGGGGGGATTTTTTGATGTCTCGATTATTGCAACTGTTTTGACCCAGAGATTTATCAACTATCATCACAACGGGATGGATGTGAGTTCTTTTAATTTTAGGAAGTAAGATGCACCAGCTTGAGACATGCGCCCTAGTTAGTGGCGCCAAGATAGGAAAATGCTTTATTCAAGAGGAGGAGATTGAGATTCCTCACGGGGAATATATCACATTCCACCCTCATCACGACAAGGGAACTGCGAGGCAATACGATCACTGGGGAAGGGTTATTGATTTAATTACTGACGAGCTTCCTAATATCCAAATGCTACAGATAGGGCAATCAAATGATACTCCATATCGTGATGACCTACATTGCGTAGATCCTAGCTTACTGGGCAACACGACTTACAACTCTTTGGCGTATGTCATAAAGAATAGCGTGCTACATTTAGGCTATGACAGCCTTGCCGTCCATCTAGCCTCGCACTACCAAAAAAAGATCGTCGCACTTTTTCCCCATTGGGCCAAGAGTAGCGGTCCATATTTTTCTAGACCAGAAGATGTCATTCTCTTCGAGCCAGATTTTTCAAAAATTAAACCCTGCTTTAGTTATGACGATCCCTACAGGCTGTTAAACACCATCGCTCCAGAAGATATTGCCAGAGCAACCATTCATTTATTGGGGAATTGAGCGTATAATATGGTGCGATCTTTCTATATATCCGTGGATATGGGAGATCTTGTTTACTCCCTCCTATTTTGTAAAATTCTTAACGTAGATACTATCTATGTAGATGGAGCGAGCAACGATGTGAAGTTCGATTGGGACTCAGCTAATTTTTTACTTCCTTTAATCAATAGTCAGGACTACATTAAGGCAGCCGAGTTATATGATGGTCAAGATTTTGATGTCAACTACGGATTGCACCCCACAGAAGAGCCGGTGATCGTAGGAACGAACCTCACGGCCTATCATGCGTCAAAATTCAATATCAACCAAGACGACAGCAGGCTTTATGAGCCGTGGCTTAGAGTTGGCGAACATCAAAACCCAATACTCGCCCATAAAAAGGTATTGATTAACAGGACAAGCAGATATCACGGAGATTACAGCTTTTATTCTAATTTTTTGAGATATGTTGATCCCGAATTTTTAGTATTCGCTGGATTAGAATCGGAATATTCAGATTTTTATCAACAGTTCGGCATAAGTATGGACTTTGTGAAAGCTACAGACGGACTAAGACTCGCTGAAATAATCAATGTGGTTCCAACATTTGTAGGCAACGAGTCCTTGATATGTGCGATTGCAAAGGGCCTTGGAAAGCATTGCTACGTCGAGTATGGCAGGATGGCTGCTAACTATATTTTCAATCGCCCAAATATCTTCTATTTTTAGGAATATATAGCTATGGCAGTTTACGACTGTTTTCCATTCTTTAACGAGAACGACCTTCTTGAGTTGCGACTCAACCAACATTGGGATTTCGTTGACAAGTTCATAATAACCGAAGCAGGAGAAACTCACACTGGATTAAAGAAACCCTTCAACTTTGATCACGATAGATTTAAAAAATACGAGTCTAAAATCAAATATGTTACGTTCAATAGTTTTGAAGAAGAAATTCAACGCAATTTGAACCTACTCGACGAGCACAGCGTCTCCGACAGAACATCAATTGGCCAACACACGGAGGACTGGATTAGGGACCACTTCCAAGGCAATTATCCAGTCAAAATACTGCGAGAATTGGAGGCTCAGGACGAAGACATCATCTACATTAGCGCCCTAGACGAAATTCTGAGCAACAAAGGCTTTACGAATGGTCTGCAAATTTTTGAGGACAAGGGCAAGCGATACCACCTGAGAATGTCTGGCATTCCGCTGTATAGAGAAGAGGCGCAGCCAGTAATGGTTAGGCCTATTTTTGGCTTTAAGCTCGACATGTATGCCTATAAATTCAATCTTTTTTCAACGGTCATATCTGGACCGGCAATGACCGAATGGCAAACTATGAGCAGGAACCTTCCCTCCACGACAAGAAGCTTGGCCTATGATACCCACGATCCGGTTGTAAATGCAGGATGGCACTTCACATTTTTAGACGATACGGATGGAGAAAAAATATTGGCTAAATATAAAAGCTGGGCACATTCCAGAGATCGTGACACATTAAACGACCTCTCGAATGCAGACTATTCAGCTGAAGAGTGCATGTATTTTGATATTCAGACAAAAGAGGAGGCTGTTGAGAGGATGCTGAGCATATACAAACCCAACAAAGTGGACATATCCGAAGACACTCATCCAATTTTTCTTGTAAATAACTTGGATCAGTATGGTGGCTATATTCTATGAATGATAGAATTTGCATATTGACAATGTATACGGAGGAGATTAAAGAACTCGGCGTTATAACTGTTGAATATAACAAACGAAGATACTGTGAAAAGCACGGATATTCTCTTGATATTAGAAAAGACCCCTCTAAATTCCACACGACTGCTGATTATGGAATGCCCCACTTCGGATATGAAAAAATAGGGGCGATTCTAGAACTCGTAAACAGCAATAAATATGAATGGATATTTTGGTGTGGCTCGGACACGATGATAACTAACTATGGTATAAAGCTCGAAGACCTAATTGATCCAGATTATCACTTTATTGTCCCTAATGATCTATGGGGCCTTAACACGGACTGCTTATTAGTCAGGGCCAGTTCCGAGGCCGCGACTTTTTTGAAAGAAGTTTACGGCACGTTCCATAAATACGTGGACGAGAATGGCGTAAATATAGATACGGGGGTAAGATTACCTGACGGCGGCGCGAGATCGTGGGCAGAGCAAGGGGCTATTAACGACCTCAAGGATAAATACAACGACATTATAAAGGTAGTGCCGCAAAAAACCATGAATTCATACCTCTACCAGATGTACCCTAGCCCTTGGCACCAGAGAGGGCTAGATTGCGATGGTAACGATGGCACATGGGCGCCGGGAGATTTTTTGTTGCACCTTCCCGGCATGCCAAATGAGGCTCGCTTGAACATAGTGATCAATCTTCTTAAAGAGGTAATAGGTGACGACCAATGACTAGGAAAGTATGGTATGCTCCCAATGGTTTTGAGGCATATGGAGAAGAAGAAATTAAAGCCGTCGAAGAGTGCCTTAGAGATGGCTGGCTTGCTGGATTTGGTAACAAGTCTCTCGAATTCGAGAGGAGAGTCGCAAATATTTTCGGCAAACAGTATGGGGTGTTTGTAAACTCAGGGTCTTCTGCGTGCTTGCTCGCCCTTGCCTCCCTAGACCTTCCGAGAGGAGCGGAAATTGTCACCCCTGCCTGCACATTTTCTACAACGGTCGCCCCCATGGTCCAGCTTGGCTATTCTCCTGTATTTTGCGACGTTGGCCTTACTTCGTATGTGCCCGAAGTGAAGGATGTCATAGAGTTAGTTTCTAAAAACACTAAGGCTATCATGATTCCTAATTTGATTGGAAACAAACCCGATTGGCCAAAACTTAGAGAAGCTCTTTCAACAATTGGCAGGGAAGATATCTATCTCATAGAGGATTCTGCTGATACTATCACACACACTCAGGAATCCGACATTTCCACCACTAGTTTTTACGCGAGTCATGTTATTACGGCGGGTGGGTCTGGAGGCATGGTCATGTTTAATGATGAAGCCCATCGAGACAGATGCCTCCAATATAGAGATTGGGGTCGCGTTGGCAACAACTCTGAACATGTTGACGATAGGTTCAATCATGAGATAGATGGAATTCCTTATGATTTTAAGTTTCTGTATGGAGTACTAGGGTATAATTTCAAGTGTTCTGAAATGAATGCTGCATTTGGATTAGTGCAGCTTGATAGGTTCGAAGATTTTAAAGCCGTCAGAAGGCGCAATATTGAGAGATATTTAGACAATCTCAAGGACTTGGGGAAGGTCTTATTGCCGGATGACAGCATCCAACCCAACTGGCTTGCAGTTCCACTTCAAACGGACGATAGACTGGGTCTTCTTACTTTCTTGGAGCAAAATGATATACAGACTAGAGTTACATTTGCAGGTAACGTTACACGGCATCCAGCATACAGACATTACCTGCAAGCCTTTGACAATGCTGATACAATCATGAAAAACGGGTTTTTGTTGGGTGCTCATCACGGAATGGAAGTAGAGGACGTGGACTACGTTTGTGAAAAAATCAAGGAATTCTGTGGGAAGTAAAAAGATGAAGGTGGTTTATGTAACAGGCTGCTTGGGCTTTATAGGCTCCTATGTAACCCGACAATGCCTAGATCTCGGATGGTATGTGCGAGGCATCGACAAGATGACCTACGCAGCCAACCAAGACCTATTAAAGGAGTTCGAAACCTACGACAATTTTGTCTTTGAGAAAATAGACATTAATGACATTGAGTTCTTATACGACTGCGACTATGTTATTAATACTGCTGCCGAAACCCACGTAGGCAACTCTATTGTTTGTAGCGACTGCTTTGTTAGTTCCAATATTAAAGGAGTGCACCATCTTCTTGAGCTAATACGCAACTTTAGACAAGAAGGAAAGGACGTTCCGGTATTATTTCATTTTAGTACGGATGAGGTTTATGGTGATATAGGATCGGGTAGTCATACAGAGGACGACCTCTTGATGCCATCTAATCCGTATTCAGCTACCAAGGCTTCAGCAGACATGCTCGTTCTTGCATGGGCTAGAACATACGGAATACCCTACATCTTATTAAGACCAACAAACAACTACGGGATAGGCCAATATATTGAAAAGCTTGTACCCAAGACCTGTAAGTATATTGGGTTGGGAAGAAAAATACCTCTCCACAACGATGGTTTGCCTGTAAGGAACTGGCTTCATGCTGACGACACCGCTTCCGCTGTTGTACAGATCATAAGTGCTGACGTAGTTAATGAAATCTATAACGTTGCCGGTGGGTTTGAACAGCAAAATATTGCTACCGTTACAAAAATATTAAGGGCTTATGACAAGCTCAACAAGCAAGAGTCTAATATTCAAGACTTCTTAGATCTATCTGCCTCCAGACCGGGGCAGGATGTTCGATATGCTTTAAACGACAGGAAGCTAAAGAACTTAGGCTGGTCTCCGAAGAGACACTTTGATTCAGAGATACAAAATATAGTAGATTATTACCGCGACAAATTTATTTGGTAAGGGTGGCATGATGCAAGACAGAGTCTTAATTATTTGTGAAATGGCAAACAACCACATGGGCGACGTTGCTCACGGCAAGTTAATGATTGAGCAATTCTCCAAGGTCGCAGATTCATACCGCGACACTTTTGACTTTGCTTGGAAGTTCCAGTTCAGAGACTTGGATACTTTCATTCACAAAGATTACGTTCGTCGAGACGACCTCAAGTATGTGAAAAGGTTTAAAGAGACCGACTTATCACAAGAACAGTTTATAGATCTCATGCGTCATGCTGAAAAGCACGGCTTCTGGACTATGTGTACGGCTTTTGACGAACCCTCAGTGGCACGCATTAGCGAAATGAATTTCGATATAGCAAAGGTAGCAAGCTGCTCCTTTACGGATTGGCCCCTACTTAACGAATTAATAAGCTTAGACATTCCCATTATCCTGTCTACTGCCGGGGCAACCACACAAGACATAGACAATGTTGTTAGCTTTATGCAGCATCGAAACAAGGACTTCTCCTTAATGCACTGTGTTGGACAGTACCCCACGGATGCCAGCAACTTACAGCTAAACCAAATAAGCCAGCTTATGGCCAGATATCCCGATGTAGGGGTGGGATATTCCACGCACGAACATCCGTCAGAAACTCGGGCTATCTCTATGGCGATAGCTAAGGGTGCTGCGCTTGCCGAAAAGCACGTTGCTGTAGAAACAGACCAATATCCTATCAATGCCTATTCAGTAACCCCAGAACAAATGGACAAGTGGCTTCGATCTGCAAGCGATGCTCTGGTAATGAATGGCTCTCTAGGGAAGCCGCAGCCTCGTGAACAGGAACTGTCTGACTTGGGGCAGTTTAAGCGAGGGGTATTTGTAAAAAGAAATATCCAAAGCGGAGAGACTATTACTAGAGATGATCTCTATTGCGCTTGGCCTAGTATCGAGGGGCAATTTTTAGCAAACTCCATGTCTAAGTATAGTTCGTTCACGGTCAATGAAGACCTACCAGAAGATAGCCCATTGCTAACTGCTAATGCAACCGTAGAAAATCGCAGAAACGATGTGTGGGATATAGTCCAAGACGTGAAAGGGTTTTTAAACGAGTCGAATGTGGTTTATCCTTCTCAAGCTGAATTAGAGATATCTCATCACTACGGTATAGATGATTTCTATGAGACGGGGATCTCAATGATTACGGTCGTCAATCGGGACTACTGCAAAAAGCTGATTGTTGTTCTTCCGAATCAAAACCATCCAGAGCAATACCATCTGAAAAAAGAAGAGACTTTTGTGGTTTTGCATGGAGAATTGGATTTGAAACTGTCTTCAATTAATTCAATTGCCAATAGCTGGCCAGAAAAAATCGAATCTCACCACTTGCTGAAGGTTGGTGATGTTATCACGATTGAACCAGAAGTGAGGCACGAATTTTCTAGTAAAAACGGGTGCGTTCTAGAAGAGGTGTCGTCCACCCACTATGTTGACGACTCATTCTACACTGACCCTTCTATCGTCGAGAACAGGAACAGGAAGACTTTTGTCTCCTATTGGAAATAAAATGAAAGTATCAGACTACATAGCCTCTAAGGTTGCCGAATATGTAGACCATGTCTTCTTGATATCTGGGGGCGGCTGCATACATTTGGTTGACTCTTTTTCTAAGTCTCCGATAAGCATGATTCCCACGCTACATGAACAGGGGGCGTCGATATGTGCCGAGTCTTATGGGCAGTATACCAATAGGCTCGGTGTTGCCCTCGTTACGACAGGGCCGGGAGCCACCAACGCTCTCACTGGAGTAGCTTCTGCTTGGCTCGACTCGATCCCCATGCTAATTATTTCAGGGCAGGTACAAAATAAAGACAGGGTGGGGAATAGGGGCGTAAGGCAGATTGGGTTTCAAGAAATCGACTCTGTTTCTATCTATAAGGGGGTCACAAAATGGGCAATTACGATAACTGATCCTCAAAATATTAGGTACTGTGTAGAAAAGGCTCTTTGGTTTGCAACGCATGGTCGCAAAGGGCCAGTTCTGCTGGACATCCCCTTAGACATTCAAGCTGCCGACATAGACCCTAGTAGTCAAGGGGGCTTTGAGGCACCCGAGTTTTTTGACACAGGAGGATACCCACCAAACTTAGAGTGCGTATCTGCCATTTTAGACGAGATGGACTCCGCAAAGAGGCCGATTGTTTTGGCTGGGAACGGAATTCGTCTGGCAGATGCGGTGCCCGAATTTTTAACCTTCATCCGTAACACGAACATTCCTGTCTTAACAACTTGGAAAGCAATGGACTTCCTAGAAGAAGAACATCCTCAATACGTTGGAAGACCCGGAGGGGTTGGGCAAAGAGGAGCCAATTTTAATCAACAGAATGCAGACTTCATCTTAACTATAGGAGCCAGACTAGATCATGGGCAACTCGCCTATCAACCACAATATTTTGCCAGAGAAGCTGTAAGATGTATAGTAGACATCGATAGGAACGAGATCGAAAAGCTAGGAATAGAAATCCACTATCCGGTTGATATGGATGCAAAAGTCTTTTTAAACGAAGCCAACCGGCTCTTAGCGGCAGACCCGTTATTGGTTGACCCGCTGCCTTCTGAGTGGTTATCTAATTGCAAAAGGCTATACGAAAAATACCCGGTGATCGAGCAGAAATATCTGGATAACGAAGGTCTCATAAATAATTATGCGTTTATTGAATATCTCTCAGAACTACTCCCACAAAACTCTCTACTTATACCGGGAAGCTCTGGAGCATGCAGTGAAGTCACCATGCAGGCATTTAAATGCAAGAAGGGAACTAGAGTTTACAACAGCGAGGGTCTTGGAGCCATGGGCTTTGGCATTCCAGCCGCTATCGGCGGCTGTCTAGCGAGCGGCAAAGAAACCATTTGCATAGATGGTGATGGAGGCTTTGTTATGAACATACAGGAACTTGAACTGACTCGAAGGTACAGCTTGCCAATTAAATTTTTTGTTCTCAATAACGACGGCTATGGCTCCATTAAGACAACTCAAAATACTCATTTTGGGGGACGGTTGGTAGCTAGCGACCCCTCAAGTGGGCTAACGCTCCCTTCCGTTGAGTTAAATGCAGCAGCATACAAAATACCCTATTTTAGAATAGAAACCCAGCAACACCTAAGAGAAGGCTTGAAGCAAGTATTGGCCAAGAAAGGCCCGGCTGTCTGTGAATTAATGGTTGATCCTAATCATGTCACCCTTCCCAAAGCCTCCGTGTTCAAGAAAGAGGACGGAAGCTTTTCAACAAGACCGATGGAAGATCTTTTCCCGTTCTTGGATAGGGAAGAGTTTCGAGAAAACTTAATGATAGAAGAGATTCCAGAATAAGGTAATGGTATGAATAAAAACATATAAATTCATGATTAATATTCTAATCACAGGTGCTAACGGCTTCATAGCCAAAAGCTTAAACGAGTCTCTAAGTTACCATTACGATATAAATATGTGTGACAGGCAGAAATTAGATCTGCTTGACTCTGATAAGGTTCTTGAATATATAAAACTGAATAACTTTGATGTTGTTATCCACGGAGCAACTTATGACGCTGCCCCAGAATTTTCAACGAAAGACCCGGATGCTGTTCTAGAAAACAATCTAAGGATGTTCTTTAATCTAGCCAGATGTAGTGACTATTTTGGTAAGATGATTTACTTTGGCTCTGGTGCAGAGTTTAGTCGCCCCCACTGGACCCCTCGTATGTCAGAAAATTATTTTGGCATACATGTCCCTGTCGATCAATACGGATATTCAAAATACTTGATGAACGAATACGCTTCGCTGAGTTCTAATATATACAACCTTAGACTATTTGGCCTGTTTGGTAAATATGACGACTGGAGATATCGTTTTATTTCTAATGCTTGCTGCAAGGCTGTGCTGGGGATGTCCATATCCATGAGACACAACTCTGTATTTGACTATCTGTATATAGACGACCTAATTTCCACCGTAGACTGGGCCATTAACAACATTCCCGAACACAAAGACTACAATGTATGTAGCGGGGAATCAATTTCTTATATGGCTCTGGCTAATTTAATTATAGAAGAGTCGGGGAAGAAACTGGAGATCATCGTTGAACAAGACGACACTAGCTATGAATACAGCGGAGACAATTCACGCCTCATCGCTGAAGCGGGGTTGGTTTTTACGGACATTCGATCCTCGATAAAAAAATTGTACAGGACGTATCTGCATAACAAAAGTATAATATCTAAGGAGCTATTTGTTTACTAATGAAAACCGCCATAGAACTTTTAGATAGGGCAGTGTCGTTATTTCGAAAAGAAGAGCCAGACACGGGCCTTCCACAAAAAATATTCCACTTCGTGAGCAGGTCTACGCCCATTGTGAATGTTGACTTGCTTATCAAGGATGAAACCGGCAGAATTCTTCTGTCTTGGAGGGATGACGAGTTTGCTGGGAGCGGGTGGCATATTCCCGGCGGCATTGTAAGATTTAAAGAAACCATGGAGGACAGGCTACTCAAGGTTGCAAACATTGAGATCGGAACTGAAGTAGAATACGATTCATCCCCGCTATGTTGCAAGGAAGTCTTTTTACCTCACGATACGAGAGGGCATTTTGTGTCGTTTTTATATAATTGCTTTTTGAGTAGCGATTTTGACCCCTCCAATTCGATGTTCGGCAAAACAGACGCAGGATTTTTACAATGGCATGAGGTGTGTCCCGATAATTTAGTGGAAGTCCAAAACATGTACCGGCCATATATAGAGGGGACATATTTTGCATAAGCATAAAACTATAGCAATCAGTGGCGGATTTGATCCTATTCATGTAGGGCATCTCCATATGATTAAAGAGGCTTCCAAGCACGGGAGTGTCATAGTTATTCTAAATAGTGACGCATGGCTAGAGCAAAAAAAGGGCTATGTGTTTATGCCCTTCAAAGAAAGGAAAGCAATCCTAGAAGAGTTTGAATCCGTTCATCACGTTGTTGAAGTGGACGACTCTGATGGCACAGTGTGTGCCGCTTTAGATCAATTACGCCCATGTTATTTCGGAAACGGGGGAGATAGAGTCTCTGATAATGTTCCAGAAGTGAAGTTCTGTAAAAGGTATAGTATTGGACTAGTGTGGAATCTTGGAGGAAGTAAGATTCAAAGCAGTAGCGAATTAGTCACTCATTCAAAAGACTATGACTACAAGGATAGAGATTTAAAAAAACACAACGACCCTTCCGATCCCTTTGAACTAGAACTAGGGGGTCAGGGGTAGTGAGCAAGCAGCTAGTGAAGTTCTGTAGGATATGCGGCAGCGCACTTTTCGAAGACCCTATTTTTGAACTTGATAACATGCCCAAAGCGGCACAGCATTTACCGTCAACTCCCGAAAAAGGAGTCAGGTTAGAGGTGTGTCAATGTTCTGGGTGTGGAGTCGTTCAATTAAACAATGAACCCGTCTCTTATTACAAAGAGGTCATCCGCGCCGTCGCATTTTCACAAGAAATGAAAGACTACAGGGTCTCCCAATTCAAAGCATTTGTTAAGGACTATGCTTTAGGTGGGAAAAGAGTTCTTGAAATAGGATGCGGAAATGGAGAATATTTAGAACTCATGAAGGACGCTGGTACAGACGCCTATGGAATTGAGTTCTCTCCAGACGCAGTAAGGCATTGCCAAGATCAAGGATTGCAAGTAGACCGGCAATATATAGAGAGGCCAGATGAGAAAGTTTTTTCTGAACCCTTTGATGCATTTTTTATATTGAACTTTTTTGAGCATCTTCCAGATCCTAATACTACACTCAAAACAATTTGGAATAATCTAGAAGAGGGCGCTGTCGGCCTAATAGAAGTTCCCAATTTTAACATGATGCTAGATAATGATCTTTTTTCTGAGTTTATAGGAGATCACTTATTCTATTTTACAAAAGAAACCCTAATATCAACGCTGAGTAGAAATGGCTTTGACATTGTGGAATGCAACTCTATATGGCATGATTACATTATATCAGTAACAGTGAGGAAAAGAAGCAGCCTAGACCTAAGTCGTTTTTATGAGCAAAAAAATAAAATCACATCGGCTTTACACGAATACATAGACAGGTATCCTGACCACACAGTAGCTATTTATGGAGCGGGACATCAATCTCTTGCGGTTATGGCCCTCTCTGATCTGGGTGGAAAAATCAAATATGTTGTTGATGATGCAACTTTTAAACAAGGTAGATATACGCCAGCAAGCAATATTCCTATAGTCGCTTCCAATGTGCTATTTGAAGATCTGTCAGTTGGAGGTATTCAGGCAATCATCGTGATGGCGGCAAGCTATTCAGATGAAGTTGCAACAAAATTAATAAAGTCGCAAGCCAACGCCTTGGATATTGCGATACTCAGACAAGATGGGTTAGAAATATATAACACTAACAGTAAAGGATAATTATGGCTAAACTTGATATGGTGGTTTTGAAGGAAGGCGAGGGAGACGTTCCTATGCCGGGGCAGGCAGTCTTAATGCACTATGAATTATGGGCTGGAGAAGGAGTAACCTCCTCCTTATATGATTATGGTAAAAAGGAATATGTAGACAGCATTTATTACAGCACGTATGACACGAGCATTCCCCTCTCAGGCCCTATTGAAATATGCATCGGGCAAAGAACGCCAAAGGACGAGGTTTATACTAAAAGAGATTCCATTCAGGGTCTGGATGATGCCCTACTCTCTATGAGGGTGGGAACCAAGTGTCAACTTTCTATACCGGCTGAATTGGCATACGGAGAAGAGGGGGCAAGCAGCTTCCATACTTTCCATGGGTACAGAACGCCTCCAAATAAAGAGATTAGGTGTAATATAGAGTTAGTGGACATTGTAGAGGAGTAAAGCATGGCAAAGAAGCAGGAATTTGTTTCCAACGTAACTGGGGAAGAGTGGTTTAAGCACAACACCCAGAGATGGACAACCGTAATTAATCAAGTCGGAATCATTATGGAGGATGAAATCCATGATGGTAAAAATGGTGAAAAGATAACTCTTAAAGCGGGCCAGCGCGTCATCATCGATGACATTCGAGGTCGCATCAAGCCGCAATACAGGGTTCTTGACGCGAATGGTAAGGTTTGGTTTGTATCGGCCCTTAATGTAAAGTTCGCTAAAGATGAAGAGCGGGAGGCAACGGCGGATCACTATCAATATAGAGGTGGAGTCAGGGTCGATAAAGGCTCTAGGCATGACGGCACGCCCCTAAATCCGCGATACACGGTGGATACTAGCACCGAAGAAGAGTATGCCGCAGCACGAGCTAAAGAAAAACAAGACAGACTTAAAGAAATGGAGGGGCTAGATAATGCCTAATTCACACAATGCTATGTTTCACAATCCGCTGGAGGGCAATCCTCATGACCCATCTCCTATGTGGTCAGATGATGAGCTTAAAGAGTTCACTGAGCAACTTGCAGCCGGAAAAGAATTCACCCCTGAAGAACTTGCCAAGATGAAAGAAGGCAAGGTCATGCAAGCGACTGGGGTGGGGGATGAGGGATTGCGTCAAAACTGGCTCAAAAATTATAAGCCACATGTTTATGATAAGATGATGAAGTTCCCAGAAAAGATTGCAAATGGGGAAAGCATTGCCATCATCCAATTTCAGTACGATTACTTGTGCAACTTCGATTGTGAGCATTGCTGCATTGATAAGTTTTATGTGCCTAAAGACTGGGAAAAGGCTAGTGGGAGACGCAAGTTTGAACTGGAAGACGTGCGTAGGCTTTCCCAAGAGTGTGACGAAATGGGGCTTGCCAATTTTGTTATCACTGGCGGTGAGCCTCTGATCATTAAAGAGTATGACCAACTCGTAGAAGCCATCGATCCTTCTAAGTTTTATTTAGTCACAGACTCCAATGGGTGGTTTTTAGATCACAAAAAGGCAAAGCATTTGAAGAAAATCGGAATTGATAAGGTGCAGCTAAGCCTTGATGGGGCTTCTGCGGAAGATCACGACACGTTTAGGCGTGCGCCGGGTTCTTGGGACCGTGTCATGACAGCCATTGACGCTTGCAAAGAAGCCGATCTGCATGTCATTTTATCCACTGTTATCTGGAAAGATAGAATCTACACAGAAGAATGGAAAAATTTCTTGGACTTTGCCAAGGAAAAGCAGGTCGGCACCTATGTTGTATACGCCAAGCCGGTGGGTGCATTTGAAAATGTGACTGATCAAATGATGACCGAAACAGAAGGTAAGATTTTACAACAGTTCGAGGAAGAGTACGACATCTTTACTCATATGACCCCATCTTACGGTAGGGACATCGGGTGTATTGCAGTTAAACGAATTTTGCCAGTTTCGCGGTATGGTGATATTATGCCGTGTCCTTACCAGCATGTGTCATTGGGCAACTTTTTTGAAGAACCCCTCAAGGACATTGTGGGTCGTGCATTAAACATGAAGTGGTTTGATCCGCGCAAGAATATGCCTTGCATTTGTGGCGTGGACAAGGGCTTTATTGAAAATGTGATTTCTGAATCTTATGGAGACTCCGAGGTTCCTGTAAGGTACGACAAGGTTCTCAACTCGGACGACTTCCTTGATAAGGGCAACATGGGAGACGTTAAAGACGGGACTGGCACTGGTAAAGAAAATGAAACGTGGCAGAATGCCCCGTTGATTACAGTTAAAGGCACTAAGATTAGACCATTTAATCCGGTGACGGACTCAATGGATCGTGCAACCTAAAAGGAGACATGAGATGATTTCGTTTACTGAAAAGGCTCTAGAGGTAATGAGGGAAGCTGCTCAAGAGGGCGGCATCATACGGGTTGCTGTTAAGGGAGGGGGCTGTTCAGGTTTTTTGTATCAGGTTAAAGTGGAAGACAATCCTCAAGAGAACGATAGCATTATAGAGTTTGAAGAAGGCGATCTTAAGGTTTGTATTGATCCGCAAAGTGCTTTCATGCTGGACGAGACAGTAGTGGATTATGAAACTAGCCTTGCTCAGTCTGGTTTTAAATTTGTTAACCCCAAAGCCGAGCGGTCCTGTGGATGCGGGCAGTCCTTTGGATGCTAAAAGAATAGTCGGATTTACATGCTCCTGCTTTGATTTACTTCATGCTGGACATGCGATCATGCTACGTGAAGCTAGAGAGCAATGCGATTTCTTAATCGTGGGGCTGCAAGTTGATCCTACGATAGATAGAGTCGATAAAAATAAGCCAATTCAAACCCTAGAAGAAAGACAAGAACAGTTAGAGGCCATTAAATATGTAGACGACGTACATATCTATAGCACAGAACGTGACCTCTACGAAGCCTTGAAGAAGATTAATCCTGATGTGAGATTCATAGGGGAAGACTGGAAAGATAAAAAATTTACGGGCCATGACTTACCAATCCCTATTATTTATACGAAGAGGTATGGGCATTCTACTAGCGAGCTTCGCCAAAGAATCTTTCAGGCAGAACAAAAGCAGGTGGGGGCCAAGAGCGACCTCCCAGCAGGTAAAAATTCTGGCAGAAAATACGTGCCGAAAGGGTGGGGATATGAAGATTGGCTTGTAAATAAGGAAGAATATTGTGGCAAATTGCTTTTCTTAAAAAAAGACAGGCAATTTAGCTGGCACTATCACGAGTTAAAAGATGAAACATTCTATGTTCACTCTGGTAAGGTTGAGTTGAAGTACGGGTTCGGAAATAACGTAAATCGGGGCGGTATAGAATGCCTTAGCAACCCAACCGAAATTGTAATCCTAGAGCCGGGGGACACCTTCCACGTACCCACAGGGCTACGCCATCAGGCTAAAGGTCTTTTAGACAGCTATATTTTTGAGTTCTCCACTACCCATTTTGACGAAGACTCCTACAGAATCATTAAGGGTGACTAATGACAGACCCAACCGGCATCCAGCCTGCACCTAAAGATATTATGCCATCATCTAGTCAGGCTGTAGAGAATTCTAGCAAGCTAACAGGGCAACAAAAGTTCTGGAGAGACTTTACAGACGATCTTTTATCTGAATTAGACACTGATAACGAGAGGCCCTGACCTCATTCTGGTGTATAATTTCAGGGAGAGACTACGCACTCAAAACAGGAGCAGATAATATGCCTCTTAAAAAATGTACTGTTGACGGAAAAGCCGGATACCAGTGGGGAGATGCCGGGAAATGTTATACCGGACGTGACGCAAAAAAGAAAGCGATTCGCCAAGGCGTAGCAGTAGAGGGACCGGAAAAGTTTTCCCGTATTGCCCAACTTGAAGAAACCATCTTTTCTGAATCCGAAATTGAAGCCGTGGCAGACACCATGCACGACTTGGGCTATGATGTTCGATCTATAACAGCGACTGCTTCCGCGTTACGCAGCCAAGCCATGTACGATGGATACAGGACCACCTCCATGGATTTAGATCGTGATGGTTATGGTCATTTTCATACCTTTAAAAGAGATGACACTGACACCTCTAGGGCTAGAACTAAATTTGGAGACATTATAATTGGTGCCCATGAGCATGCGATTGTTGACGGCAAAATCCAGCCTGCCGATGGCCATACGCACGAAATCAAAGACATTGGCCCCGGTGAGGGATGGGTGTACGAGGGCTGATAATGCGGTACAGTCTATTAGCAGAAGAAATTGCTGATTTTTTTTATTCGGATGAGGGCAGTGAAGGGAGTCGCGGATCGGTAGAATACTGGGGAAATGTGGAAGCCATAGAGGACATTATTGAGGACTTTATGCAAAACAAACTGACCCTTGGTGAGTAGAAACATGATAAGATCTTTGATTCTTCCCCTTTTGTTAATCTTTACTTTTTGCCCTGCGGCTGAAGCTAAGTTCTTAACACTTAACGATATTGGTGAGGCTTCCTGCCGAGTTCGAGTTAGGAACGCAGCCGGAAGCGGCACGTCGATATCGGAAGATAAAGAACACATTTATGTGTTGACAAATGCCCATGTGGTTGGGAATAATCAACGAGCTACATGTGAATTTTTTAGATATGGCCGTAAAACCGGCCTTATTCCGGGTGACGTAGTTTGGACATCCTACGACACTAGGACTGTTAATGACTTTGCTATTATTCGTATTAGGAAATCCTATTTTGGAAGATATCTCCCACGCATAGTTCCTCTTGCCCCTGCTGAACACGCCGTTCAGGAAAATGATTATATCGCATCTGCCGGATGCCCTCAAGCACGTTGGTTACAACTCTGGGAAGGCCACGCTCTTTCAAAAGCTTCTAGGAATCAAGTACTGTTCACGCCTCCTCCCCTCGGAGGGCAAAGCGGTTCTGGAGTGTACACGCTCATCAAGGGGCATACTTATTTATGCGCTATTCTTACTTGGAGAGTGGAGGAGGATATAGGAGGGGCTATTCATATAGGTAACTTCTTACGTGCCAGTAAAGGGGAGGCTTCTGCTGAAGAGTTCCAAAAGGTTCCTGCTAGCTGGAAACATATCAGCACCAAGACTGAAACTCCTACCAAGAACGTCCCCAAGGCTTGCTATGCGTTGGGTGAGAATGGCCTTTATTATATGCAAGAAAAGAGTGGGAGTGTAGGTAGCGGATTCCTTCAGTCGGTCATATTACCAACAGGGCATCGCCATATCAAAATTAAAAAGTGGAATTGCTGGCTTTGGTACGATGGGAAAAAATACTTCTTTGACAAGAGCGGTCCCTTTATCAAGTGTCCCGGTGGAATTTGCCCTCCTATTATAGACCCTCCTACGCCGACCCCTCCCAATGGAGACGGTGGTGATGGTGACAAAGATAACCCATACGGAATATTGCCTCCTAACTGGGAAGGTCACGAGGACAAGACTGAAGAGTATGAAAAAGCTATCGAAGATTTAAAAAAACAGGTTACAAATTTAAGTAAGGAGAAAAAGGACTTACTATCTCAGATGGAAAGTCTTAACACGGAAAAGAAAGACCTGTCCTCCAATATAGACAGCCTAAAGGAGACATTGGAAGAAAAAATTGCCACCCTATCTAATTTAAACAATAGGCTAGAAGATTTAAAATCTAAAGATGATAAGAACATTGAAGAGATAAACGGACTTAACGGACAGATTAACAGATTAAATAGTGATATTTCTTTGGGTTCACAGCAGGTTGAAGGATTGCAGGAATCCTTAGACAAAAAATCACAGATGTTAGACGGGCTGTTAGGAGACTATAATCAATTGGACGGAGAGGTTGAAGAGGTCAAAAGTCAGCGTAATCTGTTCGCTTGGCTTTTTGGGGGAACTAGCACGGGAGGAATTTTGCTGTGGTTGTTCTCATGGTACTGGAAGCTAAGAGGAAAAAGGAAGGCCAAAGATATGATTGAAGACAAGCTGGACCCGGAAAAAGTTACTGACGCAATTAACGACAAGATAGACCGAGTCCAAGAGGAGAAGCTTGGGCAAAACCATGCTCTCAACGGCATCGTGGACTATCTTCAAGAACGCCTTGAGTCTGTTATAGAAGACAAGATAGGCTCCCTCAGTCAGAGCTTACAGGATAGAATTGATAAGATTGAGGTTTCCGCTAAAGACATAGACGTTAGCATCTATAACACTATCGATGACAGAGATGAAGTTAAAACTTCTAGCGACACAGGCGGTGAGGAGATTCCCGTTATACAATCTCCGTCTGCAAAGGAGGCCCTTGACAATCAGGATAAAGATGGGGACCGCGCATCGTGCGCATGCGATGCAATCTTAGATTACATTAAACAGCCTTCCTTTCCGGCAGCTAGCAGTAGGATTAAAGAGTTTATAGACCTAAAGAGGTGTGATGGTGAACGGGTAGAAGAGTTGGCATTTTACGCTCATCTTTACAAAGAAGCCATTGACCTACTTAAAAGAAATTCTTTGATCGTCATCAAAGGCGGAAATCCAGACAAACTTCACGGACAAATTAAGGCAGGAGAAGCGCTGGAAGACCATGTACGCAACGAGTTTTTACGTAGAGTATCTAGTTCTACGATTAATCGCCATATTATATACCACGAAGCAATGATCGGCTTTCTATATAAGCAGGCCGTAGCCAAGCTAAAAAGAGGAGAGTTCAACGTTTTGGGGTATAAAGATATAGCAAAAGCAATAGAGCAATGGGTAAAGACTGAGTTCTTAAAACGAATGGGTTTCACCTTATAACCAATGGGAGACATTAAATGCCTGAATATCAAAATACTTTTAGAGGAGCCAACCTTGAATTTCCGAATTTGGGCGTTCACTTCATGTTGGCTGAAATCATCAAATTCAGAAAGCAGCTTACTGTGCGGCAAGAATTTCGTTCTCAATCTGGCTGGAATGATTCCCTGAATCGCTATATGATCACGGAGATCGAAAAGCTTGGCGATACGCTAGAAAACATCACGTATAATCCTGATGACCTGACACTGGAGGAGCTAGAGGCTCAAGCGTCTAATACCACCAGAAGCGTGGCTGACGATTACAACGACCTTGCCCTAACGCAAGACAATGTATTAATGCCAGTAGGCGTAAATCGTAGCATCGTATGGGATTTGACAGGGGCAGATTTAGATATCGCGCAGCTTGACCCCTCAAACTGTCCTAACGACGCAGCAAGATCGTTTGTTACAGCACTCGACAATGTTTTTGTTGAGTTGACTCGCTTGGACAGTAGGCATCAGCCATATTCTGTAACAAAGTACGAATCAGTTATGATAAGATCCCTTCTGAATGTGCTATACACCCTGAGCCAGAGGAAGGGTGGAGAAGCAAATAGGAGCGACATTCCTACCGGAACGCTTCCTTCAGATGAGGGTACTACTTTTGCTGGCTGAAGCTGGTCGTTAAGAAATCCTTAACTGTTTTGTAAGGAGGGGGTAGGGGTGTCGTCCTCTACCCTCTTTTTTTCTAAGGAGGGGCCATGAGCGATTACGTAAAGAACGTTTTAAGCCATAAAATTTACAATAAGATGCATAATGCAGACGGTCGTGGTCAGGAAGTGGCTATTGATCCTGCTACCATAGTATTAATTGCCAAAATATCTATGTCTATTATTAGTGCTATTAAAAATTGTAAAGACTCTGCCGAAGAAAGAGAAGGGGTTATTAGAAACCCCGGAATAGACACTGATGGTATTCTTAAATCTATCGTGCGTAAGAAGCTCGGTTGGTTTAAGTATTTCTTTATCGGGGCTAAAGTTATTAGGGCCATAAAGGAGATTGGATCAGAAGTAAAACACGATGAGCTTAACAGTTCAGGACTATTCGACGACTTGGGTGAAGATGGTCGTCGTAAATCGGGAGTATTTGATAATGGTCAAAGATACTACGAAATATAGAGAGGTGTCCCATGCTTCGCCGCCAGTTTCTATCGTGTTGCGCTTGCCTGTTAACCGGATGTGGCAATGTTAATAGCGCACCATCGAAGTCAAAACAAAAAATATGTTCGCATCCCGACGCCTTGTCGATATATAATACGTATGACAAGTGGGGAAAAACAGAACTCACTTATCATATGTTAGACAGAGACACCAGACACATGAAAGCAGAAGAATGGGACGCGGTATGGGTTGAGTCTTTTCGTTGCTGGTCAGAGGTGTGTCCTCTAACTTTCAAGCTCATTGGCACCGGATCAGCAGGATGGCAAAAAGCGGACATAGTTATTGATGTTAATAGAACCGCCGAAGGCTTTGGCTCAAAGGGAAACATTTTGGCTTGGGCAGAAATGCCTAATAGCTCCGACTGGGATGCGCAACTGTGGACTCAATTTGACAGGTCAGAGGACTGGGTTACAGAGAGAGACGATAGCAACGACGCTATTCTGCAAGGTGTTGCCGTTCATGAAATCGGACACCTTTTGGGGCTGGGACATTCCCAATACTTATCTTCTGTTATGTATCCGTACCACGTCTCAGACCTTATTATTGCCCCACAGGAATACGATATAAGAGCAATACAGACTCTGTATGGAGAGAAGTAATAATGGCTGTTACCAATAAGATCAAATTTTTCAATCAGGAAAAAACTACCGAGAGCGTTACCACTTCAGCAAGCTTTACTCTTCAGGGAACTATTCTGGATGCAGATAAGCTTACAGCTAATAACAGATACGTTATGGTAAGTTGGATTAACTGCAAAAGCCCCGGAACCAACGATGGTGGGAGCAAGCTTTCCTTTGAAGGAGGGGCCGGGGACATAACTGGGTCAGTGCAGCAACGTCACGACACCAACAGTGTAGGCATGGCTGTATCACATATAGGAGAATTCGTGGCGCCAGACCCTCCTGAGAATATTGGCATTTATAGAAAGAGAGTCGCCGGAAGTGCGGAAGAAGAGACGGCTTACGGACAATGCTTCGCAATAGATCTTTCCTTTTCAGGAGACAGCGGAAGCCTACAGGACGGCACTAATTATAGCAGCAGCACCACCACTTCCACCAGAACGGAAGCTCCCGGCGGGGTTTTCCACAGTCATACAGTAAATCACGGGGGATCAAATTTAATTTTAGCCTCTGCTAAAGTATTTGACAATACAGATACGGCCTTGATTGGCCTGTATCTAGACACCGTTCTTATTGCTAGCGGTTCCCGATTTACGCAAGACCCAGCAGACATTAAGGAGGTTGTATTTGCAGTAGCGCAGAATATAACTGCCGGTCAAAAAGTTGAGATTAAAAATATTGACAACGATGTTGTGAATGCTGACTACACCTATGTTTTTGCCCTTAATCTCGATAGCTCTCCAGCCGCCTCAGAAACTGGCAAGATGACTAGCTGGACGGACTATGGTTCTAGCGGAAGCTGGGGGAGCAAGGTCATGGATGGAAATGCACAACCTTCTTTCATCGTAGCTATGGGACGCCAAACCAACGCAGGTATTGCATCTGGAAGGCCAGCAGGGGTCTCCTTAAGGAACAACACCGCAGGCGAATGGATGCTATTTAATAGCAGACCCAGTGGCGATTTCAGCCCCTTGTATTTTCCAGCTACGAATTATGGACAGGACACGGGCCAGAAAGAAACTTCGGTAATTGTAGGGGTTGGCACCATCAGTGATACCGGCGAAATAGAATTGGTGACGATTTAAGATTTTTTGAGAATGACCCCTCCGCTTTAGGAAAAGGGGGGTATAATAGGGCATGGTCACAAGGGTTTTATAGGATCTAACAAAAAGGAAAAATATGAAAACCACAGAAACGACCGATTGGAACCTCCTTCTTTCGAACAAGTGTGCTGTAAAGACACTTAATAAGTTCGCAACAGGTGACGAGACAACGAAGGCGGTTACATCCTGCTTTACCAACACCCCAAAGGCAGGAGAATTTAGGAAGCTCGTCAGAAATCATGGAACCACATACGCTCGCAGGCTGACTAGAAAAGCCCTGCGTTACCGAGGTCTTTTGAAGTAGGAGATTTGAATGAGTGATCTTAATGAAGTTATCGTCAGCGGTCGTCTCACTAGAGACTGTGAACTTAGGCACACCCCGACTGGCACCGCTGTTACAGACGTTATTATTGCCTCGAACAGAATCTGGTCTAAAGACTCTGACAGGCAAGAGGAGACAACCTTTGTTGATGTTACTATTTGGGGGAAACAAGCCGAATCTCTCCATGAATATTTAGTAAAGGGCCGACACATCATGGTGGTCGGAAGACTCAAGCTAAATAAATGGGAAACTGAAGAGGGAGACAAGCGCAGTAAGCTCACCATGGTGGCGGAAAAGATTAATCTTACGCCGGGTGGCCGATCAAACGGTGGAACACAATCACCTTCTAAGTCAGAAAAAGTGACCACCGAAGCAGCCGAAGAAGTCCCCTTTTAAAGCCTAGAAACCCCTCTAGGAAACCTCAAGGCCCCTTATTTAGTTCGTGCTAGATAGGGGGTCTTGTTTGTAACACAAGGAATTACACATGCTTGAAATTATGCTTTTTGCCATAGCCGCTTATATGGGTTCTTATTTTGTAGAAGAGGAATAATGCAGATGCCGAATGTCATTAGACGAACTTTATTTTTGAAGTGGTGGCTGTTTATTAGTACGGCCATGGCGGCAGCCGCATATCTATATCTGACAGGGGTATTCCACCTTTTATGGGAGGGGGATGCTACAAAATTAAGCTTTATACTGCTGCCCCTCTTTATGTTCATGTCTATTTGGTGTGGGTATAAGACATGGACGCTTAGTGTCTTTTTAGATTCAAACAAGACAGATAAATATATCGTAGAAAAAATTGAGCACCTCATGGAGGTTGGATGGTTTACAAGCGATCTTTGCTTAAGTATTGGAATGATGGGGACAGTGATTGGATTTATCATGATGCTTTCTGGATTCTCGCAGGTAGACGTTGCTGATATGTCAACTGTTCAGGGAATGATCAAGGGGCTGGGCGTAGGAATGTCCACTGCGCTATATACTACTTTGACAGGACTTGTATGTAGCGCTCTCTTGAAAATTCAATACTTCAATCTCAGCCAAGCAATTGATAAAGTACGCAAATGAAAAGAAACTACCACACGGAACTCGCCTTCCTTGACCTTTTATTCAACACCCTATTATGCTTCGCTGCCCTGTTCGCCCTATCCTTTATTCTTATAAACCCTAGCAAGCAGAATAAAAACGTAGAGGCTAAAGCGGACTTCATTATCACCGTCACTTGGCCTGCCGACATGGACGATGATGTAGACACTTATGTTGAAGACCCCGCAGGTAACCTTGTGGCGTTTATGAGACGCGAAGAGGGGCTAATGCATTTAGACCGTGACGACGTAGGGTTTCGTTCTGACCGCATAGAAACAATCGCTGGGATTGTAGAGTTTAAAGAAAACCGTGAGGTCGTCACCCTAAGAGGGACTTTCGCTGGTGAATATGTAGTGAATGTTCACATGTATACAAAGAGAAGCGGGGGCATCCCCACCCCGGTGTCAATCAGGCTTGAGAAATTGACCCCTTTTAAAATTGCTGCGGTCAGGGAAGTTACCCTGACAGATACAATCACAGAAGACGGCAAAAAAGCAGGTGAAGAAAAAACCGCTTTCCGTTTCACTCTTAATAATAAAGGTGAAGTTATTGATGTAAACCATTTAGAAAAATCGCTGGCTCTTCGAACCCCACAAAACGCTCTACTGAATTGATTTAGGCGTATATATGACAATCTCATTAATGTTTTTAAGTATGGCCATTCTGATTTTATGGTTTATCATAGGGTCAAAAGGTCATTGGGGAATTAAGACTACGGTTATTGCCCTTACATTGTATCTTTGTGTTTCTATCGGGGCTGCATTGCCCGATTTCGCGGGGTGGCCATCGGTAGCACCGCTCCCGTCCAAATTTTTAGTCCACTGGCTAGTAGTCAAAGAGCCACCTAAAAAAACAAAGAAAGAAGGAGCTATTTATGTTTGGGCTACGTCGCTTTCCGACGATGCTGGGGAAAAGAGGAAGGGATGGTACAGATTTTTAATTCCATTCTCGTCTATTGATACTTCCGAACCCCGTGTATACAAAACTCCGTACTCCATAGATAGCCACAAAGAAGCCGATGGGATTGTTAATAGAATTAAAGACGGCAAAGTTGTCGTAGGGGAACGTGGAAAAGGGAAGGGTGGGGAAGGCAAAGGAAAGGACGGAAAGAATGGATCAGGCACAGAAGGAAGAGACGGCAACGGCGAAGGAAGTTTCAGCTTAAGCGAAGACGTGAACTTTCAAGATCTTCCTCCAGCCTCACTGCCAGATAAAAACTAAGGATTGTAGTATAATGAAAAAATTAAACCTCTTTACGCCCATTAGCAGCCTCGGGTACGGTGTGGTAGGGTTGAATCTTTTAAAATCGCTATCTGTGGACACGGAGATAGCATTATTTTTGATAGGAAATCTGGAAGGCACAGAGGAGGAGGTGGGCCTAGCCAAGGAAGCCATGGCAAGAGGAGATATATTTGAAGACTTTAGTGACGCCCCCTCTTTAAAAGTTTGGCATGAGTTTGCTCTAGCAGAACGTATTGGAGGAGGCCCCTCTTTTGCGTTTCCCTTTTTTGAAATTAACACGCTAGACAAGAGAAGGATTAATCATTTACTCTCTGTTGACGGAGTTCTAGTTGCGTCAGAATGGGCTAAGAATGTTATTAAAAATCATGCCTATCTACCTCCCCTCATAAGCGTCGTACCTCTAGGGGTAGACCTCTCGATCTTTACGCCGGGACCACACGAGACTACAGAGAATTGTGTGTTTTTGAATTGCGGGAAATGGGAAAAGCGTAAAGGTCACGATGTTCTTTTAGAGATGTTTAAAACCGCCTTTCCAGATGAAAATGATGTCGAACTCTGGATGATGTCTTCTAATCCGTTTTTATCAGAAGAGACTGGTCTAGCGAAGTTCCGTCACGAATGGGAGCGGTATTATCGAAGTGACTCTAGAGTGAGACTACTTGACAGGGTGCCGACGCACCATGAGGTTGCACAAGTTATGGCGTCTGCTAATTGCGGGATATTCCCAAGCCGAGCAGAAGGATGGAACTTAGAACTATTAGAAATGATGTCCATGGGCAAGCATGTCATCGCAACTAATTATTCTGCTCACACAGAATTTTGCAACGATCAAAACGCTAGTCTAATAGAAATTGAAGACTTAGAAAAGGCTGAAGACGGTATATTTTTTGACGGCGCTGTAGGTGAATGGGCTTCGTTAGAGGGGGCACCGTTTGATCAGGCCGTAGAACACATGCGTTCTTTTTATGAGTACTGGAAATCTGACAGGGAGCAGCAATACAACATGGAAGGTGTCGAAACAGCAAAACAATTAACATGGACGAAAACCGCCAGCAGGATTAAGGAAACTATCTATGGAAATCAGGATACGTCGTCTGTCTGAGAGCGCCATCATACCCACCAAAGCGAACAGTTCGGACGCTGGGTGGGACTTGTATGCGGCCGAGGACGCCATTATCGACCCGATGAATCGTGAATTGGTATCGACTCAAATAGCCATGGCTATTCCCGAAGGCTTTGTAGGCCTTATATGGGATAGGTCTGGCATGGCCGCTAAGAGAGGAGTTCACCGTTTTGCAGGAGTCATTGATAGTGGATATCGCGGAGAGATCAAGGTTTGCCTTTGGAACGCCTCTAACAAATACTGCATTGTAACTAAAGGAGAAAGGGTGGCGCAAATTCTTTTCCAGCAGGTTCCGTCTTTTACTTTGAAAGAGGTTTCTACTCTTGAAGAAACAGAGCGAGGAGAAGGAGGCTTTGGAAGTAGCGGGCTATGAAGATCAACAAGGATGTAAAGCTAGATTTTGATGACGTGCTGCTAGTTCCCCATAGAACAAAAACAGCGTCTCGTAAAAATGTAACCATCGAACGCAAGTTTCAATTTTATCATTCCACACGTCATTGGAATGGCACTCCGATAGTCGCTGCGAACATGGATACTACCGGGACGTTTGCCATGGGGGATGCCCTAATAAGGCATAATATGGTAACTTGCATTCATAAATATTACAATCTAGAAGAGCGTGTTGAAAAATTCACCTCTTACCCAATTGAAGGGGTGTGGTATAGCTTGGGAATTAAACACTCTGAATTTGAAGAACTGTGTCGCTTTGTTGAATCTACAGGCACTGTGCCTAATATCTGCATCGATGTTGCCAACGGCTATACCGAAAACTTTGTAGAATTTTGTGCCAAGGTACGAGACAATTTTAACGACACCCCCATAATCATGGCTGGAAACGTTTGCACCCCCGAGATGGTTCAGGAGCTAATACTACACGGGGGTGTTGATATTGTTAAAATAGGTATCGGCCCCGGTTCCGCATGCACCACACGCCTAAAGACGGGGGTGGGATATCCTCAATTTTCAGCCATTATAGAATGTTCACATGCCGCACATGGCCTTAAGAGCGAGGAAAGAAGAATGGGTCTTGTATGTGCTGATGGAGGATGTCGCACCGCAGCCGATGTTTGCAAAGCCTTCGCTGCAAATGCAGATTTTGTCATGCTGGGTGGGATGCTGGCAGGAACAGACGAATGCGAAGGGGAGTGGCAATATGAGGGATGGATTAGCTCTCCGTGTGGAATGAGAATACAAAAAGGGAATTCCTCAAAACCTAATCAAAAAAAGTCTCTTAAATTCTATGGGATGTCTTCTAAAAAAGCACAAGACAAACATGGAGAAGGGCTGAAGGACTATCGAAGTAGCGAAGGGCGTGTATTTGAAGTTCTCTACAAAGGCTCCGTAGACGGCATTATTCAGGATCTCTTAGGTGGTATTCGAAGTTGCTGTGCCTATATTGGTGCAACCTCCCTAAAAGATATGGCAAAATGTGCTGAATTCATACAAGTAAATCGGACCCACTTTGATCAATCCACATAGGGTTTGGGTGTATAATAGAGTGAGCCATTCTTTCCTGCCACAGAAGGGGTCTCCCCATGCTTAGCTTTATTCTAGAGAAATTTAAAAAGTGGCGTAGGGGGACTGGATTTTTAGCTCAAGACGACCCTCCTACTGTGCAAGACCAGACAGGCCAAGACGATCAAGACGAACCGCTGGAAAACCCATCTACAACGATAGTCGTGAATCTTAGAGAAGACGGAGAATTTACGGTAGCTTTAGACTTTATGAGAACGGGAGATGAGGTTTCTGATATTACAGGCACGATGCTCCACATGGTTAATTCAGGCCTTATGGCTGAATATTTTGTAGAAGCCTTGAATTTGTGGGCAGAAGAAAAGGAACAGAAGAAGTTTGTTTTGAAAATAGTGAAGCGTTGGAGGTCTCTATACGACGAAGTAAACGCGGAAGACAAAACAGTTCTTGCTCCATCCAAACTAGCAGTCGATCCGACAGATGTTTTTGGCTTGAGGCGTTTGCAACAGAAATGAAGAAGACTCAATTACCATTTTCTAATAATAACCACAAGAGGTGTTATTATGAGCCGTGTACCCGCCCCTAAAGGATACGATGTATACTGGGAAAAATGGATAGACGCTTTTGAAGAAGATCAAGAGGTCTCTTCTGACGAGACTGGCGAGACGGACGAAGAACCCTCGTATGAAACGTTTGAGTACGGTGACGAAGAAGAGGGCCATCTCAGCGAAGAAGACATATTTCAAGACTCAGTCTCACATATTCAAAGTATCGTAACTCCGTTTGGGATTCTTCCCATAACCGAACAAAATAGGGCAAGCACCTATTTTAAATTATGGGTAGGCCACTGTAATTTTAAGCTTACGGAAGATTTCTACAAAATTATAGGGCGTGAAGGTGGGGTGGAGGCTCTAGATATCCTTACTCCGTATAGATTTAGAATAGCGGTTGGTAAGATGTTTGTAGACAGGCATGTCATGAAGGCCGTGCGAGATAAAATGGTCTTATATGCAAGTGGCAAAACTGACGATGAATAAAAGAAACCGTCTTATCCCCATACCAAAGGCGGCGATTTCAGAAGTCCACGATTATGATGTCATAATATCTAGTCGTGAGATATTTTTAAGTGGTTACGACCAAGAGGAATATCTTGAAGTAGATTATAGAGTAGCTACGAGGTTTATTAAAAACCTAAGAGTATTAGAGAGTCTCAGTTCCGATCCAATAGTCATTCACCAATATAGCGCGGGGGGCGAATGGGAAAGCGGAATGGCTATATACGACGCCATACAGCATAGTGAGGCGTCTTTTGTTTTTATATGTCACGGACTGGCTGCCTCTATGGGGAGTATCATCCCACAGGCTGTCCACGGCAAGGGTGTCAGGCTAACGATGCCCAATTGTTACTGGTGTATCCATGAGGGTGAGCAGTCAATGGAGGGAACAGTCAAGCAAGTCCGGTCCTATTATGAATTCTGTAAACTTAGCGGGACGCGAATGTATGACATATACTCTGATGTCTGCTATGAGACGGGTGCATATTTCCAAGACATTCCTAAAGCCAAAGTTAAGGAGTTTGTAAAGCATAGGCTAGAGTCAAAGGAAGACTGGTGGCTAACCGCAGAAGATGCGGTTATATACGGGTTTGTTGATGGAATAATTGGTTCTGAAAATTACGAATCAATCTTAGATGCGCGGGATCATTTGGTGTAATACTATAGTATAGGGAAGGACTATTTCACATGTAAGGACTCAAAGGAAATTTATCGTCTCTGTAAAGAGAGGGTTTTATTATGGCGTTTATCACTAATATTACGACTACACCGGTTACTGGCAGCTATGGAGATAATGGGCTGCCCCTGTATGTTGACAATCGTCACGGAAATATTCGTGACGGGGGAACAATTGCAGATTCAACCAACTGGTCATCGTCTGCTTTAGGCGAAGGCAATCCTATTATTACCATCGTTTCTGGCGTTGGACCGGTCGAGGGAGCAGTCCCCGGCACTTTCAATCAGGGAACACAGGTAATGATGATTGCTTCGACCACTATTGCTGGAGAGTCTAGCACCGTTATGGAAGGTGGAGACTCCAACAGTGCCAACGTCGCTTATTCTCCGTTACAGTTAGATGTTCTTAGAACATATTTCTATAAGACGGCAGTACGGCAGGGCAACTGGAATATCTTCACCGGAGCGTTTAGTTCTGTCACTAACGCCGTGTCTGGCGCATACAACATCACCACAGCCGTCGATGACGCTGCTGGAATGCGTGCTGCCCAAACCGACGTTGCTGCTAATCCGTCTCAGGATACTCCGGGTCGCCTCGTCTTCCGCGATGGCAGTCCTGATCCTGTGCAGAGCGGATATCACGCACGGTATAACTGGTAATCTGATGTCATAATTACGAGGAGGGGGCCTTGGGAAGCCGAGGCCCCTTTTCTCACTTCCTTTTCCTTAGATAGTGAGAACCCAAATGGTAGCCATCGCCAAAGGTAATCCATACGTAAAGGATGTGATTTTTTTCTTAGCGGCAATTGTGGTTAGCATGTCAGGCTTTTGGATGATGACGGGAAGAGACCTTATTACTCGTGACGAGGCTAGGCTTCTAGTTCAACAACAAACAATAGCTATGCAAACTAAGCTAGAGCTATATCATGAGGCGTTGCTAGATCAAGAAGATAGAATCGCCAGACAGGAAGAAAAGCTACAGACAGTTTTAGAAAAAAATACTGAAGCTATTAATGCGCTTAAAGTCCAAATTGCTACTCTAAGCCAATCCCTAGAGATGCTCACGGGTAGAAAACCATGAATATACTACCGTATGCAGAAGCCCGACCTCTAATCCAAGAGGGTGACGTTCTCTTGTTTCGTGGCAAAGGGCTAATATCTTGGTTAATCAAAAGATATGGCAGCGGAGTTCACAGTCATGCAGCTATAGCCCATTGGGATGATGACAATTTAGGATGCGTTGAATTCAGAGAGTTCCGAGGGGGAAGGGCTGTTTCCCTAAAAACTCAGATTGAAACACATCCCAACAATATAGACGTTTTTAGAGCCGCTAACGTGATTCAATACGGGGATGAACGTTTTGAATTTACCAACGAAACGGCTAAAGCAGTTAGCAATATTATGATAGACCTGTCGGGACTCCCCTATGGGTGGAAAAATATCTGTAAATTGATAAAGCACTATTTACCATTCTGGCGACTGGCCAAGCAAAACGTCAAGGATGACGATCCTACAAATGTTTTTGTTTGCAGCACTGCCGTTGCGTATGCATATCGGAAAGCGTATTTGGACCCGGTGCCATATTTAGCAGACTCGGCTGTGATGCCATCAGACTTGGCAAGATCTTCCCTGTTTAGATATCAATTTACTATTCAAAAGGACTGGTATAGGAACTATTTATATGACGAATAAAAAATCCAAAAAACCCCTCCATTTTTACAGAACAACCTTCGATCCCATGATCGCTCGGCTGTATAATAATGTAGCTCAGGGGCGTAGCTGCCGACACTGCCACGGGAAAGGCTATTTCGTTTCTCAAGTGCCGCAGGATGACGCCACATCGCTTCGAAACGGGGAGCCTTATCAGAAAGTCCATTCGTATTGCCAATGTGTCCGGAGAAACATGAAGGACCAACTTAGGGAACAGTAATTCTGTGAAGGGTTAGGAGAGTGAAGGAAAAGTTTATAAGGAAATACATGGGCCTTGCCAAGGTCATTGCCAACGACCAAAACCCATGCCTATCAAGAAGGGTGGGGGTCGTTGTGGTAGACCCCTCTACTAATGGCATTGTGGGGGCCGGATATAACGGGCCTCCTGAAGGAACCCCGCACTGTAATGACGTAAAATTTTTAAAGGGGTTCTTTTGGCCTCAACTCACAGCCAGAGAGAGAGCACAACTCTGTATCAGAAGCGACACAATGGATAGTCAGGATGTTGACGTAACTTGCGAGTTTCTTTCGAAGTGTAATGAATGTCCTCGCAACATGCTAGGCTACTCTTCAGGAAAAAGAGCCGAACTATGTTCGTGCCAACATGCGGAACGCAATGCTCTTAATAAACTGCCCATTCCAGCCAACGGTCTTGTTATGTTCTGCTGGTGTGGAGTCCCCTGCATACAGTGCGCGGGGTCTATTATAAACGCGGCCATCAAAGAAGTTCACTGCTTGACAGAAAAAGATTATCACCCAACTTCTAGATGGCTTTTTGAGGAGGGTCGCACAGAACTTTTTGAACATGATATTGCAACATTGGAATTAAAATAATAAGCAACGGAGTTTGCTATGTCAGATAGATTTACTAATAGCTTTAGCTATGAAACATGGTATCAAAAGTATAAGTTCACCAACGATGAATGCGTAGAAGATACATGGCTCAGGGTAGCCAAAGACCTAGCATCAGTGGAAAAAAACCAAGAAGAGTGGACTGAAAAATTCTATGCGGCATTGGAAGACTTTAAGTTTGTCCCCGGAGGTCGCATCACCTCAAATGCAGGAACCTCATTAAAGGGTACTACCTATATTAATTGCTTCGTTGACGGATTTCAAGGTAAAGATCTCGATTCTATTGAAGGAATTTATGACACCTTATTACGTCAAGCTAAGATTCTTAAGAGCGAAGGCGGATACGGGTTTTGTGCTGACGTTCTGAGGCCCTGTGGCGCTCATATCGGAGGCATCGGGAACCAATCCCCCGGATCGGTTAAATTCTTAGAATTGTGGGATAAGTCTTCCGAGATTATCACGGCAGGCTCTGGCAAGCAATCAAGAAAAGGCCAGAAAAACTTCATCCGTAAGGGTGCGCAAATGGTCACTCTAAGTTGCTGGCATCCTGACGTAGTGGAATTCATTGAGGCTAAGAAAACTCCGGGGCGATTGTCTAAGTTTAATATGTCAGTTCTATGCACCGACGATCTCATGACCGCCGTTGCTATTGACCTTCCATGGAAGCTAGTTTTTCCAAACTATGAGGCCTTCCCTTCAGAATATAAAGAGCATTGGAATGGTGATATCCAAGCATGGCTCTCGCTGTTTGAAGATATCGATCATGAAGAATCCCCTTTAGTTACCTACCATGAGTTTGATTCTGCTCGTGAATTGTGGGATCTTATAATGCAAAATACGTACAACCGAAACGAACCGGGCGTTTTGTTTGTGGACAGTATGAATCGTATGAATAATTTGTATTATTGCGAATCGATTAATGCCACTAACCCATGCGGAGAACAGGCATTGCCTATTGGGGGAGTGTGCTTACTCGGCTCTATCAATCTGGTTCATTTCATCGATCCGGTCAAAAAGGACTGGAAGTATCGTGACTTGAAAGAGACTATTTTTACAGCCGTTAGATTTATGGACAACGTTAACGATAAAACATACGTGCCTCTAAAAACTCAAAAAGATAATCTGAAAAATAAAAGACGTGTCGGCTTAGGTGTTTTAGGCTATGGGTCCGCATTGCTAATGGCGCATGTCAAGTACGGTAGCAAAAAAGCACTAGAGATGACAGAAAGCTTAATGAAGTTTTTCACCAACGAGGCCTACAAGGCGTCCGCTCAAATTGCAAAAGAGAAGGGAACCTTCCCCCTTTACGATAAGGACCGGTACCTTAAGGGCGAGTTTATTAAAAGGCTCGACAGGAGCACCGTCAATTTAATTAAAGAGCACGGTGTTCGCAATTCTCATGTTACCTCCATACAACCCACGGGGAATAGCTCTTGTTTTGCCAACCTTGTAAGCGGTGGCTTAGAACCCCTCTTCATGCACGGGTATGTAAGAACCTCGATACAGCCTAATGCCCCGGAAGGGCTTTCTGTCCCAAAGGGCGTCGATTGGGAGAATAAAACTTTTGACTTACTACAAGTCCCAGACACTGGATTTAACTGGACTGGGTAAAGGAAGGGGATGAGCACTTATTAGCCACGACCTTTGAAGATAAAACTTGGAAGTTTGACAGGACTCGGGGCTTACTGAAGGAAGAGTGGGTAGAAGATTATGGGGTTACTTATTTAAAGAATACGGATAGATGGAACCCAGAGGCAGGATGGGCCTCTTGCACCATGGATTTAGACGTTGACGCCCATGTGAATACGATGTCGATTTTCGCCCAATGGGTTGACTCTGCAATCTCCAAAACTATTAATTTGCGTAATGACTACTTATACGACGACTTTAAAAAGATCTACAATAAGGCTTGGGAAAATGGCATCAAGGGATTTACCACTTACAGGGCAGGAACCATGACATCTGTTTTGTCCGCTTCGTCATCTATCAACAACGCTCCATGCGGGGCATGTCATACAACGACCCCCTCCAAAAGGCCAAGAGAGCTACCCTGTGACGTGCATCATATCAAGGTCAAGGGGGAGCAATATTTTGTGCTTGTTGGAATACTAGACAATGATGTATATGAAGTATTTGCAGGCAAGAACGGCTTTATTGACAAGAAAGTTAAGTCTGGAACTATCGTGAAGCTCGGGAGGCCCAAGGGCGTCTACAAAGCCATGTTGGAAAATGGATTGGAACTCTCACCTATTAACGCTACTTGCACCGAAGAGGAAGACGCTCTGACGAGGATGACTTCCATGACTCTTCGGCACGGTGCGAATGTTCACATGGTAGTGCAACAATTAGAAAAGGTAAGAGGAGACATGACTTGTTTTGCAAAGAGTATGGCCAGAGCACTCAAGAAATATATACCGGATGGAACCAAGGAGGAAGGGGCGTGCCCCGAATGTGAAAGTAGGGAGTTGATACGTCAGGAAGGCTGCATTACTTGCACCCAATGTGCATGGTCTAAATGCGTGTAATTTTACTATATTAATCCTAAGATCATGCATAGAATTATACTTCATATTTGTTGTGCTCTGATCGTAGCAATTTCGGCAATAGATACTTATTGGCTGAGTAAAGCGAGAAGCTATATCGAGGAAGTGGAGCAAAACCCAATTGGCCAATACCTGATCTCTCTAGACAATGGAGACGTATCACTCTTTATTTTGTGCAAGTTCTTAGGAACCTATATCGCAGTAGCAGCAACGTATATAATCTACAAAAAATACCCCAAGCACGGGATGGTGACGGCAGTCTCCCTCGCCATTGCGCAGATTTGGTTGCTCCTGTACCTTTATTGTGGGCCGATTTCGAAACTCTGGGGGTAGAATTTAAGGGAAATAAACGATGCCAGAATATATATTTCGTTGCAATCATTGCGAGATTAATTTTTCACATACTTGCAGTATGTCAGAATTCACTAAGAGAAAATATTTTAGATGCCCAGAATGCCATAAAAAAGGAGAGCGAGATTTCTCTTTCGATGACATTGGAGGGTCGGTGACAAGGTCTTTATCTGAATGTAAAACCATAGGCCATTATGCAGAAAAACAATCTGCAAAATATAGCAAGCGGCAAATAGAAGATATGCAGGAAAGTTTTAAAACAAAGAAAACGTCGGGCATGGAACAGTTACCAGAAGGCATGAGCCGTATAGAAAAACCACAGGAAAGTACCCAGTGGGCACGTAAAGAGAAAAAGACAAGAGATATTAAGAGAAAGAGGAGATAACATGGCAAAAAAGAAAGATCCCAACGAAGGATTTCACGTCATAGATAAAAGTAAAAAAGGCAAGGAGCCTAAGCGAGTGGAGGTTATCTATACTGTCTCTGGTAAGCATGATTATCTAGAAGACAAGAAATATCCCGCAGTAAAATTAGACTCTAACGAAGCAAAAGAATCTGCCATTGCCCATGCTATGAAAATTACTATTGGTGCAAGAACCAAATATTACGCCAAGCGAGGCAAGCATGGACGGTTGTTTAATCCGGTAGGCATGTTTAGCGAAGGAATGGGTAGTAAGCGGATGCCCCATGCGGGGAGACCGGAGTGGAGATTCGTAGAAATTGGAGAAAGAGCATTTAGATTTTATAGAGACTTTTTAAGAACTAAAAATATTGCATACCTACATAATGCAGAAAGAGAGCTACTATGAAAAAGGGCAAGATTACAGAAGTAGAGATTTCCTGCCTTAAAGGAATGGCTATGGACAATGTCTCAGCAGAAGAAATGGCGAAACAACTTAACAGGAGCGTTGAGACGATTCAAAAGGAGCTAGATCGCATTAGCGACAAAGTTCTGAGGGATCAAATGCTTATTACAAAGACTGCCGGTGGCGTTCCCGGTGTTGCGGTCATGACCAAAGCAGGATCATTGCGAGCGGATGAGAATAAAAATGAGCCTCTCTCCACTACGATACCACGCAAGGGAGACCGTGGCGAATGGGTTCACAAGATTCGACCTGATGAAGAATAGAACAGAATCTAGACGTTACCCATCTCGCTATTCTCCAGATGTGGATGAAAATGGAGTTGCATGGATAACTGGCCGTCAATATATTGTAGAGATGGTATGTGAAAATAAAGCGGCTAAAGATATAAAGGAACTACCTCGCGGCTTCTATACCAAAGAGTTGCAGCTTTCAGATTGGCAGAAATTCTACAGGGAACAAATTAATAACCGTAGTCTAACAAAGCTTATTGACAAGCACGGTGTTGATAAAATCATTGCGTTCTTAAAAACCAACAAATATGTCATGAGTCTAAGGCCGAAATGGGTTCACGAGAAAATTGAAGAGTATACTTATGTAGAGCGCACAGCTAGTAAAGAAGAGCTATCTTATGATTTTCATAGCAAAGAAAACTTTACCAGTAATAACAAAAAGAGATCTATCATTTCCAAATTAGAGGAATTGGAATGACGAAGGATATCATTAAGGAATATGGGGACGTTATCCATGACCCGTCTTCGATAACCAATCAAGAACTAGAGATCATATCGGTTAGTCCCAAGATTGACATTGCCTTGGGTGGGGGCGTCCCCGAAGGCTCCCTTTTTATACTGACGGGTCCAGAAAAGGTCGGCAAGACAGTTACCGCCCTCACCTTTTGTGCCAACGCTCAAAGCCTTAAACGCAAAGTTTATTATGGCAACATTGAGGGACGGTTAAGAAAGAGAGATATAGAGGGGATTTCTGGCATTAATATGGACCCGGAGTATCTCGAAATCATAGGATCGACACAGGGTAATATACTTTCTGCTGAAAAATATCTTAGCATCTTTGACCAATTGATTCATACGCAGCCCGACTGCATATGTATTGTTGATTCCTTTTCGGCTCTCGCCAGCGATGCAGAACTGACGGGGGATTTAAGCGACCAACAAGTAATGAGCGTTCAAAAGGTGTTGGCTAAATTCTGTAGGAGAATTTCTAACGTGCTCCCTATCAATAAAGTTACGGTTGTTGGGATCACGCATCTAATGGCTAATGTCAACAAGTTCGGAAGAGGCAAAACTAAGGTAGAAAAATCGGGAACCGCCTTAAAATATCAGGTTGATGTTAAGCTGCACGCTACGCACATCACTCCCATATTACAGGGAGAGACTCAAATTGGTCAGACCGTGCATTGGCAAGTTGTTACCTCTGCTATTGGCCCTCCGGGGCAGAAAGTGACCAGTCATATTAAATATGGCCGAGGTATCTGGAAGGAGATGGAGCTTGCGGATCTGCTTGTAGATTTCGGCTTAGTGCAAAAAAGCGGATCTTGGCTCACCCTCCCAAACGAGGAAAAGCTACAGGGAAAGAATAATTTAGCTGCGTACCTAGAGGAAAACCCAAACGAGTATATCAAATTTGAAAATGACATTTTTTCTATGATTGGAATTGAAAGGTAAGACAATGATAAAGACAATTTTTACGGCTGCGTTAATTTTCTTGGCAAGTACCGTTAATGTGGTTGCTGAAGATCCGGTTGTTACTTTGGGGCCACCCGCAACTAATGGAAAAGAAGCACCAGAGTCAATTGCCGCAAGACTATATCAACACCTACAGGACGTTTCTGTTACTGTCAAGACACAGAGCGGGGAAGGCTCTGGCGTTATCGTAACACGAGAAGTCGAAGTTTCCCCGAACGTCAAACAGAAGGTTAATTTTGTGTGGACAGCAGCCCACGTTGTAGATGGGCTTCGCTCTGTTAGAACGATTATCAAGGATGGGCAATCTAGAAAAGTGGTTGAGTTCAAAGATGCTCAAATCGTTCAGGAGTTAGTCGAAGACGGTCGTCGCGTTGGCGAAATGAAGATGGAAGCCAAGGTGATCAAATACAGTGATTCTGAGAACGGCGAAGACTTGGCCCTTTTGATGATTCGGAAGAAGGGCTTTATCGATAAGTCCGTCACCTTCTATAAGGGCAAAGGTAGGCCAGTTGCTATTGGCACTGAACTATACCACGTCGGCTCATTACTAGGTCAAACTGGCTCGAATTCGATGACGAGAGGAATTTGCTCTCAAGTTGGAAGAGTTCTTGACTTGGGGAATGGAGATGGAGTAGTCTTTGATCAAACTACAGTGACTGCGTTTCCGGGGTCCAGCGGCGGCGGGGTTTTCCTGAGCGAAAGGTCTGGTGAAAAGGCTGGCCAGTACATGGGGATGCTCGTTCGTGGTGCTGGAGAAACTTTTAATCTTATTGTTCCAATTCGCAGAATGAGGAGCTATGCTACAAAAGAAGGCATCTTGTGGGCTATTGATACAGACGTTAAGATTCCTTCTATCAAAGAAATTACTTCCATGCCTGCTGAAGGCCCAAAATCTACACCCAGCCCCGGAACCAAGGCTACTAAAGATACTGTTAAATTCCCCGTCCTTCCCCTGAGAAAAGAAGAGAATGAAGACTAGGAGTTTAGACGGAGGTATCCATAAATGGAAGATTGAGAGCAGCTTGATCCGGGGAAACGAGGAAAGACCCCGATCTAAGCTACATCTAGCTGCTCGCTCTCTTCTAAAAGAGATATATCCAACGTTACAAATCTGCGAAGAGATACCGGTTCGTATCAGGCGTGACAAAAAGGCAATCATTGATTTTTATATCAATACGATCAAGACTGTAATCGAAGTTCATGGAGAGCAACATTATAAATTTAACTCTCTATATCATACTTGCGCTCAAGACTTTTTAAACCAAAAGAAAAGAGATTCTGAACTTATAGATTGGTGCATTCTTAATAATTTGAATTATGTAGAGTTGCCATTCAACGAAAATAGGAAGCAATGGAAAATAAGAATTCAGCCAAAGAGCAGCTAGAAAAACTGGACTCTGTTTTAGACGAATATGAATCTTCCCTAGGGATTCCTGTATTTAATAGCGATTTTTATGATGACACCGCAAAAAACTATTTACAGCTATCTCGTAACCAAATAGAAAAGCTTACTCCTGAGCAATGCGCAGAGGCAGCCCTCCTTTTAGCTTCTCTATCCTTCCATTTACAAAGAAGCTATAATCGGGAAATAGCAAGAGTTAATTGGGCAGACCAAGTTCTGAAGAGCGCAGTTGCTGGTAGAGAGCAGCAATACAGGGGGTCATGGGAAAGTCAGTTCAATCAGGCAGTCGGAGAAGACAGTTATACTAGAAAGGTCTTGACCATAAAAAGGTACGCCCAGCAAAGAGCCGACCGCGTGAATTATCTATCCTCTTCAGTTAAGAACATCGGTGATATCTTTCTTAGTGTTCAAAGATCAAAGGCGTTTAAAAATGGATAATCAAGACCCCAAAGACCTTCAACAGATAATTGATTTGTTATCTGCCGAACAATTAGAGGGCTTAAAAAAGATTCTTTCTTCAGGGTCAAAGAAGCCTAAGAAAAAAAGGAGAGGGAGGGGTAAGCGAAAAAAAACTCAGGCACCTCCATCGGCAAAGGCTGGAAATAAGCCCCCCTTTCTTGACGGCATTTCGCTCACTCCTGACGAACAGAAAGAAATGATCGAGGCTTCTCAATTTGACAAAGAGAAAGGGCTTGACAGGCCGAAAGATGGTGGTATAATCCCACAGGCTCCTTCTTTCCAGAAGGTTCCTATTCAGTGCAGAATCTGCGGCAAATCATTTGAAGTTTCCGCAGCGCTGATACCTCCCGAAAAAGACAGGTTTAAATGTAACAAATGTTCATGTAGTGCAGGTTAAAAAATAAGGAGAAAAAAAATGAGTGTCAAAGCTAAGACGTTAACTACCCTCTGCTTTATCTTTACCGCAGCAATATCAGTAACGGCGGGTTATTTTTATGGTTCTCTGGAACGAACACGGATTGACTCCGAGCGAGTCGCCCAAGAACAACAAGCAGCGTTTGAAGAGGCCTCTACTGAGGAACTGAATTCAATTTACCGATTACTAACCGCTGCCGCTTTCACCAATCGAACCAATATGAATCTGTCAGCGAAGACTAATCATTATATTACTCATCCGCAAGGCAAAGAGGGTCATCGCCCCAGTGTTGCTTGCGACCAATGCTGGGAGCACCTTGAAAACGTAGTCAAAAACATGCCCCAAATGGACGATGCTAACGAAGCCTATTTTAACGCTTTCTATCGAAAGCCTTACGAACAACTTAAGAAGATGCGAAAGGAAAACAAGAAATGATACTGTCGGATGCGCCTGCTGAACGAGCGATACTCGCTGGAATTTGCCGATACGGCTCAGAGGCTTACTATGATGTTGTGGATCTAATTGATCCGAATAGTTTTACTATTGATTCAAACTCTATGATATATACTTGCCTTAAGCATATCATGGATAAAGACAGTGGCATTTCTATAGATCTGCCAACCATTCTGTCTTCAGCAAAAGAGATAGGGCTGCATGACCTCGTTTCTGACAAACAGGAAGTGCAACATCTATCTGCTATTATGAAATTCCCGGTACTCTTGGACAATGTTCGCAAGATGGCAGCCAAGGTTCGGAAGCTCCAGATAGCTCGGATGATGCATGATCAACTGGAAGCCACGAAGGAAAAATATTCTGGAGTAACGGGCAATGAACCCATATCGCAGATACTGGGCATTGCTGAAGAATCTATTTTTGATTTTACATCACTGATCAATGACAATGATGACGCTCCTCAAAAAGTTTTTATTGACGTTGAAGACAGACTTGATGATCTCGCTGAAAGCCCTCTCGACCAAGTGGGGATTCCTACAGGATTCGACAGGTATGATTTTGCTATCGGGGGCGGTTTACGGCGTGGAACCGTGAATGTAGTAGGGGCTAGGCCTAAAGTTGGTAAGACCCTCTTTGCCGAGAATGCTGGTGTTTACATAGCCCGCACTCTTGGTATCCCAGTGCTAAACTTAGACACTGAAATGATGAGAAAAGACCATCAGGATCGCGGAATGGCAATGCTTACTGAGATCTCAATCAACGATATCGAAACTGGCAAGTTTGCTTCTAACAGTTATAAAAACCAAAAGATACGCGAGTCTGCTAAGGCTGTCAAGGACATCCCCTATTACCATAAATCTATTGGAGGAAAACCATTTGAGGACCAGCTATCCATTATGCGAAGGTGGATTGCTAAAGAAGTAGGCATTAATAACGAGGGTAGGGCAAACGACTGCGTAGTTATTTATGACTATTTAAAAATCATGGAGTCATCAGATATCAAAGGAGACATGAAGGAATATCAGCTACTGGGCTTCCTGATGACATCCTTGCATAACTTCGCCATCAGATACGAAGTTCCGATTCTAGCCTTTGTGCAGCTTAACAGGGATGGTATTAACAAAGAGTCTACCGATACCGCTAGCGGCTCGGATAGGATTATCTGGCTGTGCTCTAATTTTAGTATTTATAAAGCCAAGTCTGACGAAGAGGTCGCGAAAGATGGCCCTGAAAATGGTAATCGCAAGTTAGTCCCGGTCATTGCAAGACATGGGGAAGGTCTAGCTGATAAAGACTATATTAACATTAACATGATCGGTAAATACGGAAAGATAGTAGAGGGCAAAACTGCCTTTGAGCTAGAAGATGGCACCGATTTTGTAGAAGACGAGGGTCAATTGGAAAATGACAATGACGACATACCCTTCGCGTGAGTCTCACAAATACAACGATCAGGCAAAACTAAACGCCCTGACCGCGCTGGCGGTGCAAAATATAGAGAGGATATACGGCTATTTTGGAACAGAGATCTCTTACAGGAATGACATACTGATTAAGTCTTCCTGCTTTACTCACGGGGGCGACAATCCAACCGCGCTAAACCTTTACTATAACGGAGACATTCGTGTTCACTACAAATGCAGAACCCATCAGTGTGAAGACCTTTTTGGCTCTTCGTTGATTAGCCTTGTAAGAGGAGGTCTTTCTAGAACACGATATAAGTGGAAAATTAATGGAGATAGAGAAGCCACGTTTAACGAGACTGTAGATTTCCTTTTAAAGATTACTGATCAAAATTTTGATAGCTTAAGTTCAGAACACACTAGTATTGATGGAGATAAGTTACAGTTTTCTTCTTTAATTAATGGCTTTATGATGCCTGAAAATGCCCTAACTGGTATCCGCAGGGATTTTTATAGAAGCAAAGTAGAAATACCATCATCATATTATTTGCAAAGAGGATACTCCATTGAGGTTCTTGACAAGTACGATGTTGGAACGTGCAAAAGGCCTAGGAAGGCTCTTTACCAAAGGGCGGTTGCTCCTGTCTACGACGATTCCGGCGATATTATTTTGGGGTTCACGGGAAGGAGCATCTTCTCAGAATGTTCTAAGTGCAAACATTATCACGATCCCGATAAGGAGTGTCATTTTTTCCCCAAATGGAAGCATACCGCTGGGTTCCAGAAGGAAAACTGCTTGTATAATTACTGGTACGCTAAGGAATCTATCCTAGAAAGCGGAGTGGTTGTTTTGGTAGAATCTCCGGGCAATGTTTGGCGATTAGAGGAGGCGGGAATACATAATTCAGTGGCAATCTTTGGGGCGCATTTAAGCCAGAGCCAAAAAAAGATTATTGACTCGTCGGGAGCGCTCTCCATAGTTTGCCTGTTGGACAATGACGAGGCCGGATTAAGCGGCACGAAAAAGATTCATGAACAATGTTCAAAAATGTATCGTTTATATTTCCCAGAACTAGACGTAAACGATATTGGGGATATGAGTGTAGATACAGTGACTAGCGATATTAAACCTTTAATATGTAAGATAGGAGATGTTTACAATGGTTGAAAATTTTGAAATGGGCGGTTCTGATAGTCCTGCTGGTGCAGGGGCCTATCCCTCTAGCGAAGCAGCTTCGGCTCCTGCTCCTGCTTCTCCCCCCACCAGCGCTCAATTAATTTTGCGAGCGGTGGAGGCACATTTTATGGCTCAAAGATCGCGAGCGGTCGCGAATCTTAATAATTATTTGACGAGTTCCGCTGGGGTTGGGGAGCATCCCGATGTGGTTGAGGAATGTATCAAGCTCGTAGATGACATAGAACACGCCGAAAGTTCATTGGCCACTTTGAATAGGGTTATTTCTTCATGACGCAAATTATTGGATTCGCAGGCAAAAAACAAGCTGGCAAAGACACTGCTTGCAATTTTGTTCTAGCTGCCAAAATTGCCGAGCTTGGAGTAAGCAGGTCTACTCGCCTAACCGATGAGGGCGAAATAGAAGTTAGCGACATTCTAGATGATTCTGTTTCTGGTGAAGAATGGATTCCGTTCAAGCCCCCCTATGTTGATGTTCAAAATCTTTTCGATAACGAGCTTGGCAAGTTTATTAAGATATACTCTTTTGCTGAGAAATTGAAACGAATGTCTATAGATATTCTGGGGTTAAAAGAAGAGTGGGTGTTCGGAACTGATGAACAAAAAAATACTCTCACAAGCTTTAAATGGGAAAGGTTTTCACAAGATAAAAAAGGGTCCATGACCGCAAGGGAAGTCTTACAACATGTAGGCACCGACATGTTTCGTTCTATATATGAAAATGTATGGGTCGATTCATGCTTGAAGCAAATAGAAGAAGACGGTCCCGAATTAGCCTTGGTTTCAGATGCAAGATTCAAGAACGAAGTACTGTCCATCCAAGATAGCGGAGGGTTTGTAGTAGGACTAACAAGGAGTCCTTACAAGAAAGTAGATAGGCACGCTAGCGAAACTGAAGTTGAAGAATGCTTTGACATCTGTGATGTCATCGTAGACAACAGCGACCTCTCCATACCAGAGCAAAATAAAGAGATATATTTAGCTATCAAGCATTTAGATAATATTCCTCACATTTTATAGGAGGCTTCCATGCCGCAACCAGATTCGTCCAACACATTAATTGTAGATTGTGATGGTGTAATTGCAGACAAAAATAATGGAGGAGACTATGCTAAAGCCGGGCCGCTTCAGCACGGCATCGATCAAGTTAACAGGCTCTACGATATGGGCTACACAATTGTTCTATACACTGCCAGATATGGAGACCGGGAAAAGGGCAATATTCACTTGCAGTACGGGAGGGGCTATAAGGAGTGGACAGAATGGCTTGAGGAACATGGTGTAAAATATCATCATGCGTATATGGGGAAGCCTGCGGGAGTTATCTATATAGACGATAAGGCCGCTCGGGTAAGAGGAGACAGCGAGGAGGGGTGGTCACAAGTGTGGGAAGAGGTAGACAACTTAAAGGGAAAAGACCGATATGGTAATCTCATATGATTCCCATAGTCTATTTCAGGTCGTCGTCTTTTAATTGCCATCGGTTTTGTCCGATGCAATACTACATGGAGTACACGCTGGGATGGAGGGGAGACTCTGGCAAAAAGGCTGACAAGGGAACCATTGTCCACAAAGCTCTGGAGATTGCCGCTGTTTGCAAAAAAGGCCTGCAAGATGGCAAAAAGATTATTGTAGATCCTCAAATTGGGAGAGTCAGTACCTGTAATTACGAAAGAAAATACCTGAACAGGGTGATCTCAAGGGTTTACGAATACTACACTAGCAGAATCCCCCACCATCCGTGGACAGATAAAGACGCCAAAGATTGCGAAAAATGGGTCTGGAAGGCTCTTGAATATAATGATGGGATGTTTGATCCCCGTAATAGAGACGTGGTGGCTGCGGAGCCACGTTTCGATTTTTATATTGAAGAAGATTGGGCTAAATATTCTTATGACATGCAAGAGGAAAAGCTGGAAGGCCAATTGGCCATGAAGGGAACCATCGACCTTGTAACCGATCTAGGTGATGGCGTATATGAAGTAATAGATTGGAAAACTGGAAGGCGGTTGGACTGGGCTACAGGAAAGAAGAAAACACAGCACAACCTCTTTGATGATGCTCAGTTGAGAATATATCATTATGCTGTCAAGCACATGTTCCCCGAGGTTTCTTCTTTTTTGATTACGATATATTTCATCAATGATGGAGGAGCGTTCACTTTACATTTCCAAGATAAAGACCTTAAAGATACGGAAGAGATGCTTAAGGCTAAATTTGAATTCATCAAGAATACAGACGATCCCAAAATCATTAGACAATTGGACCCTCCTCAGTCATGGAAATGTTCAAAGCTGTGTCATCAAGGAAAGACAACATTTGAAGATACCTCTATTGAGCCGCTTATAGAACGTCGCACGGGACAAAGAACGCGACATGGAGAAGTCATGACCAAGTGCGAGCAGGCGAGATATATGGTCAAAAAATATGGTATCGATTGGGTTACTGATAATCTCGCTCATCCCGATCATCAAATAGGCTTGTATCAACCTCCCGGTGAGGTCTAAGGAGTATATAATGTCAACAGAGAAACGCATGGACGACCTCAATAAGCTGTCGGACATCTTGAATGAATTTCTAGACGAAGACCAAGCGAGGGAATTCACATCTAAAATAGAGCAGGAAGTTGCCCAAAAGACGGATGACAAGACGCTACGGGCACTATTAGAAACTTTAAGTTCGCTTTACACTGTCAAACCGAGCAGAAAGGAACACCTCAAGAAAGTCGTCCTTACTTTACTAGTTGCCTTTCACATGTCTGTGATAGTTATTAACCTCGTGGCATTCTTCATCCTACCATTTCTGTACCCTCTGCTGGTATGGATGCCTCTTAATAGCTTCATCCTGACTGTCACGTTTACTAGAGAAATCTGCCCTTTAACCCGGCTTGAAAATTACATGAGAACGTCAATGGGAATGCCAAGAATAGGGGGGTTCATAGGGCACTATTTTGTCAGGCCCACTAAAAGAGCATATAGGACTTACAAGATAGGACTTGGACTCTCAGGCAAAAAAGGAAAATCAAATGATAGAAGTCAAGATAACCCAGAAGATGAAAAAAAGAGCTTGGACCAAAGCCCGTGAGATGGGGGTCATTAAAAACTCCATTCTCAGCGGTGCTGGGAATATAGCAGGATTTCTTGGGGAAGAAGTTGCCAATTCTTTGATCAAGGGAGAGATCAGCAATACATATGATTATGATATCGTGCATAATGCAAAGACTCAAGAGCTTAAATACGATGTAAAAACTAAAAGATGCACGTCTATCCCGAAACCCTACTACGAATGCTCAATTGCGGCGTATAATACCAAGCAGGCATGTGACAGGTATGCTTTTGTTCGCATAGAATGGGTCCACGGCAAATGGGGGAGGGCTTGGGTTTTGGGATGGCTAGACAATAAAGAATATTTCGAGAAGGCTCAGCGGCTTAACAAGGGGGACATTGACCCCTCTAACGGTTATGTAGTCAAGGCAGACTGCTACAATGTGAGCATCTCGGAATTGAGAGACTTTAGGAGAAGGAAATGACATACGTTCCGCTGCACGTCCATTCTGAATATAGCTTGCTGGACGGGCTTTCACAAACGTCACAGATATCTAGAAGATTAGAAGATATAGAAACAGATACCTGCGTCCTTACTGATCACGGAACTGTTTCTGGGGCCGTTGACTTTTCCAAAACGCTTAGGAATGCATCTCAGAAACCAATTTTGGGATGTGAATTCTACTTATGCATGGGCGATGCCTCCGAACAGTCTCCAGAAAATAGAGACCTTGTTCACCAAGTGGTTATAGCGAAAAATTTACAGGGATGGAAAGATCTACTTCGGCTAGTATCCCAATCAAATAGAACTGATCAATTTTACTATAAGCCTCGTATTGATTTCGATCAATTAAAAGCAGTTGCCGCAAATGGCAATCTGATTTCATTTAGCGGTCACTTGGGTTCTTACTTAGGCAATGCCGCACTAGAAAATTCTGATGACCGTTTTCTTTCCAACGCGGCTTTAAAATTACAGGATATGTTTGGAAGGGGGAATTTCTTTATTGAAATACAACTGATAGACTCTCAAAATAATGAAGGTGCCAGAATTGCCGCTGAAAGATTGCGAGAGATTGCCGTGCAGACAGGCATCCCCCCCGTAGCAACCCCAGACGCTCATTACCCTACCAGAGAGGCCGCAGAAGACCAGAGGGTGCTCCTCTGCACGTCTTTAAAAAAGACCATAGGCCAAGTCCACAGGGAATTAAAAGAGGGAAAGTCTCGTTCGCTTAAGTCATTTTTTTCCTCTGACAATTATCATATTCCCTCTTACGAAGAGATGAGTCAGTTTCATACTGAAGAAGAATTGCAAAACACAATAGTGATTGCCAATATGTGTGAGTCTTATGATATTCTAGGAGCACCAAACCCCCCTACGTTTTCGTGTCCAGCAAATTACGAAGCTCAAAGCTATTTGAGACATCTGTGTAAAATTGGATGGTCTCAAAAAATGCAGCACATCGAAAAGAACGGCGCTGATTTTAACAGGTACGGAGATCGGGTCCAGAAGGAGCTTCAAGTTTTTGAGGAGGCTGGCCTGTCAGGATACTTTTTAATCGTGCAGGACATTTTACAATTTTGCAGGAAGGAAGGCTACTTAACAGGCCCCGGCAGAGGGAGTGCCGCAGGCTGCATGGTGTCGTACCTTATTGGCATTACACAGATAGACCCTTTGCGACACAATTTGGTTTTCGAAAGATTTTACAACGCAGGAAGAAATACTTCGGGAAGAATATCAATGCCTGACATTGATATAGATGTTCCCAAGGTTGCTAGGGAAAAAGTGATTAGCTACATGAAGCAAAAATATGGAAAAGACAACGTAGCACAAATCGTTACCTACCAAACCTTGCAAGGGCGATCTGGACTCAAAAGAGTGATGCAAGCTAGGGGGAATATATCCTTTGCTGAACAAAACGACATTACTAAGCACATCATGGATGAGTCCAAAATTGCCGACGAACTTCAAGACATGAAAGAGGAGCTTGGCGAATCATCGCTTACCTTGTGGGCATTAAAAAATAGAAAGCAGCAGCTTAAAGACTGGTGTGAAATAGGCGAGGATGGTAAGCTAGAAGGTAAAATGTCTCGTATCTTTGAGCAAGCTATCAGACTAGAGGGGACTAAAATTATTCAATCCAAGCATGCTGCGGGGGTGGTAGTTTCACCATCTTCGATTTCAGAAACGTGCCCTATGATCAAGCCTGCGAACAAAGGAGAAACGGACTTGCTGGCTGGGTTCGAGGGGCCTAGCTGTGAAGATGTCGGACTCTTAAAGCTAGATGTATTGGGGATTAGAATGTTGGACAAAATAATGGAAGTACCGGACATACTGAGGGGATAAAAATGACATTATGGATATACTGTCCGAGGTGTGGCAAGGCTGTTGATGAGTTTGAAGAAAGATGCGCCCACTGCGATCTTGGAGGCATATGGGAACATAATTGGCGAATAATAAGCGAAGAGTTGGAAGATTTTATGACAACCGGAACCCCTCCCAACATGGTTCCAAGGGCAGACAACGGATAGGAGACGAGATGAATAACCGGTGGATTATGGTGTTCGACTTTGAGACAGACGGGGTAGACCCAAATACTTGCAATCCCGTAGAGCTTGCGGCTATTCCTATCGATCCTCGAACTTTGGAAATTAAAGAGAAGAAAGCTTTTAGCGCTGTCATTAAGCCACCCGGATTTAATAAAGAAGAGTACTTCACAGACGACCGTCAAAAGACTATAGAATGGCATGCGAAACAGAGGGGCGTAACTAGCGCCGACATTATCAAGTCTTGGAAGAAGGGGAAGAGCGAAAAGATAGTCTGGAAAAACTTTTGCGAATACTGCAAGAAGTTCAATATAGAAAAATCTTATGGAAACTGGTACACAGAGCCGATAGCTGCTGGGTATAACATCATCGGATTTGACTTGCCGATTTGTCAGCGGTTAGCCGACAAGCATAAGACTGGAATGCCATTTGCTAAAGTGAACAAGATGGATCTCATGGACCTCCTGTTTTATTGGTTTGAAAACCTAGGCGAGCCTAAGAATATGAGACTTGATACAATGCGAGATTTTTTCGGAGTCCAAACAGTCCAAGCGCATGAGGCGTATTCTGACACTTTCGATACTGCAAAGCTATTGGTGCAGTTCCTTAAGTTCCATAGGCGACAGTCTAGCGTAGGCAAGTTCAAGGGAGCAATGGTTCAAAAATGAAGAATGCATTTGCATGTGGATGCACGTTCGACGTAGTTGACAAGCACGTTGTTTACGATCCCAATATTGAACGCCTGCCTCTCAAATGCTCTGCTACTTGGGATTTAATTTGTGATGGAAATACCAAAGGAGTTTTCCAATTGGAATCCCAACTGGGGCGAAGTATGGCTGAACGAGTAAAGCCAAAGAATATAGAAGAGCTATCAGACCTCGTAGCTATTATTCGACCGGGATGCATGGAGGCAATTGTAGATGGCAAAAGTCTGACACAACACTATATAGATAGAAAGCACGGAATAGACCCCGTCGAATATTTTCATGATGCGCTTGAACCGATCTTATCCAGCACCTATGGGATACTCGTCTATCAAGAACAAGCCATCCTTATTGCTAGAGACATCGGGGGTTTCGACCTACAAGAAGCAGACATTTTGCGCAAAGCCATTGGAAAGAAAAACGTAGGTTTGATGACCGAGCTAAAGAAGCAATTTATTCAAAAGGCAGAGCAAAAAAAGGTTGTCACAAAAGAGCAAGCTGAAGAAATATTTAGTTGGATTGAAAAATCTCAAAGATACTCATTCAATAAGTCACATTCGGTAAGCTATGCATATAATGCGTATCTGACAGCTTACACGAAGACTCACTTCCCAAGGGAGTTCTTCACGTCTTACCTTAAAAATTCAATTGGCAAGCCTGATGCCTACACAGAAATAGAAGAGCTAGTAAATAACGCTCGCATAATGGACATTGATGTGATGCCCCCGAATATTAAAAAGATGAACAAAAGGTTCACCTTAATAGGCCCCAACCCCACATTCGGCATTACGGAAATTAAGGGCGTAGGTGGTTCCGTGTTTGATAAGATGGGCGACTGCCTGAGTCGCAATCAGATCAATTTAGAAACATGCGACTGGAATACATTTTTAATAGGATTCGGCTCATGTATTAAAGTAGACTCCTTTGAAGCCTTGATACTTAGCGGCGCACTTGATTGCTTTGATATTAGTCGTAGTCAAATGGCTCATGAATTGAAAATGTTCAGAGAATTAAGTAAGCGAGAAATCGCTTGGATCGAAACGTACAAGTCGTCGAACGTTAAAGCCGATCTAGAGGGATGTATCGCTGAAATGATCTCTACTAACAACTGGTCAAATCCCAAGAGGCCGATATTCAGAAGGGATCGACTAGAGGTAGTAGAAAGCGTTAGGGGTTCTTTACAGAATCCGGGCTATGAGCTTGTAGACTTTCCCGGCTGGAAAGCCAGAAAGGAAGAACACTACCTTGGAGTCTCTTTAACTTGCGCCCGAGTAGACGAGTACGATACAAGTGGTGCTAATTGCACATGCAAAGAATACACGGACGGCTTTAACTCAAGGAACGGTATAAGGATAGCCGCCCAGATTGACGGCGTAAGAGAATGGAAAATTAAAAGAGGAAATGCCAAAGGAAAAAAGATGGCTTTTGTTACCATCAGCGACGGAACTTGCAGCTTAGATAGCGTAACAGTATTTTCTGATGAGTGGGAAAAATACAGTAACGAATTGTCGGAAGGGAATGTTTTGTTGCTAGCTGGCATGAGAGACTCTAAAAGAGGAAGTTTTCTAATAAAGTCAGTTTCTAAGGTCAAAAACCTAGCTTAGATAATATAATATATTAAGAGGGAATTTATGGACGAACTGATAGAAAAGCAT